GAAGAAAACAAAGCACATGCGGGAGAACTTGGAGAAATGCTCAAAAATGGAATGACGTTCCAGATGCCAGAGGATAGCGAGGTGGAAGTATGAGCAGAGTACGAAACAGATTAGAGCAATACAAAGCTGAGATAGAAAAGAAATCGCAGTATAAGCATGGGCTTCCAGGGAGTGCACTGGATATCGTAAATAGTCTTCTGGACGATCTGGAACAGGACGAGAAAGAAAATGGGTGGATTCCAGTAAAATATCATCAGATATCAGAAAAAGAACGTGCAGAAGAATCCATATCAAATGATATACAGTATATGCTTGACTGCAAAATGCCAGATGATGGACAAGAAATATTGGTTACTAACGGAGAAACAACATGGCAAGATACGTGCTTCATTAATTCCAATGGATATTATCTCGACGGCGGTTATGATTGGATTGATATTATGGCCTGGATGCCACTTCCAAAGCCGTATAAGGAGGGATGAGGAATGCGGTTAATCGACACAGATAAATTAAAAAAAGATATACTGCTTCAAAATATCTTAGGAGAACCAATACAGAAGATTATAGACAGATATATACATATTGTGGACGAGCAGCCGACAGCTTTTGATGTGGACAAGGTTGTTGGTGAGTTGAAAAGAGATAAATTCATTGAATCGGAATGTATTTTATCTGATGTGCATCAAGGATACAATGCTGGACTGAGCAGGGCGATAGAAATTGTGAAAGGCGGTGGAGTAGATGGCAACTAAACCGATTTTATTCAACACCCAAATGGTTCGAGCAATTCTGGACGGAAGAAAAAGCTGTACCAGAAGAATTGTAAAACCGCAATGGGAAGAGTGCCCGAATTGCAAATATGTTCACAACGAATACATATATGATAACCTGGCAGAGAACGTATACTGTGCAAGATGTGGTTATCCGTTGGAGCCGGAAAGAAGATCGCCATATCAGCCGGAAGATATCCTGTATGTTCGTGAGACTTGGCACAGATATACAAAGCGGGTTGGAAAAGGTGAAGGGTGCCATCTGGAAGAACACTATGGATATAAGGCTAGCATTGCAAATTCTGAAGACGCAGAAGAGCCGTGGAAACCATCAATCCACATGCCGAAAAAAGCTGCTCGTATCTGGCTGAAGGTTACGAATGTGAGCGTGGATCGGTTACAGAATATCACAGAAGATGGCGCAAAAGCAGAGGGAGCAAATTGGAAGAATGGAAAAAACGTTGGTTGGGAAGAAAAAATGTGGCGTACAGCGATAGAAAGATTCGCTAAAATTTGGGATTCCACCATTAAGAAATCAGACCTTGATCGCTACGGCTGGAATGCGAACCCGTGGGTCTGGGTGATCGAGTTTGAGCGGTGCGAAAAACCGAAGGAGGTGTGATATGAGAGAAATTCTTTTCAAGGCAAAGAGCGTTTATGATGGAAAATGGGTTGAGGGATATTACCTAAGAGATCAATATCACATAGGGGGGGAAGGACATTATTTTTTATCGGAAGGATTCAGATCTGTTTACAGTATATACCAATATAATTGATATAGAAACCCTCTGTCAGTTCACAGGTCTGACCGACAAGAACGGGAAGAAAATTTGGGAGAACGATATTGTTAATCATAACGGAGAATATGCCCCGGTAAAATTTGGAATGTATTGTTCGAGTTTTGATTACGGAAGCTATAATTTTGGATTTTATGTTGATTTTCCAGAAGAGACATTTTACAGAAAAGAACTTGGATATTGGCACAGAAAGATTGAAACTGCCGGAAACGTGTTTGACAACCCAGAATTATTACAGGAGGAATCAGATGAGTAAAGGCAAGGACATTTCAACCATGTTTACGAAAGAGGAAAATAAAAAAATGGAAGACTTGGGTATGGACTGGCTACAAGAGAAAAAGATACTATCATTAGTCTTTCACAATATGGAGCATTCTTGCAGAAAAGAGGTAAGAGAAGATGAGTAAGTCAGTATTAGTGATGGAAACACCAGAAGATTGTGAATCATGTGTTTTACACGGTGGAATATTCCATTCTTTTTGTAAAATAAATTGTAGATATATCGAAGACTTAAGCTCAAAGCCAGATTGGTGCCCGCTTATGGACTTGCCGAAAAAAGACAATGGAGATTATCCAGCCAATACGTCTGATGCTGGCTTTGCAGAGGGCTGGAATCAGTGTATTGATGAGATTACAGGAGGAAATTATGATGATTGATTTAACTGGAAAAAGCGTATTCGTAAAAACGCAGGAAGAGTATTTGAAAGTTCTGAAAATGGCAAAATTACAGGGATTTAAGTGGATAGGAGAAAATCATTTAAATGCACTGAATATTCCGATTCCGAATATGTTAAAATTTTACGATGACAAAAATGTAACTTATTACAGTGATGATAAGCCCTTGTATGAAGCATCCGAAATTGTTGTGTGCGAAGAAAAGATTAAGGAAGCAATAGCTCACGTTAAGTATTTTGCTGACAATAAATATAGAATGTCATTAACAGATAAAGTTATTGAATCAATGTTATTACTTGCAAATACAGTAGAAAGTCAATTGGAAGAGGTGAAGTAGATGGAGAGATTAACAAAAAGAGATTTTTCAAGAATCACATATAACGAACGCCGAAGCATTATGTGCAGTTCATATTGCGATAATTGCTCACAGGGTGCAGGAAATTGCAAAACAGTAAAGAATATGATTAAAAAACTCGCCACTTATGAAGACTTAGAAGAACAGGGCTTGCTTGTGAGATTACCGTGTAAAGTCGGAGATACGGTATATGTTCCAACAAGAAATTTTGTTTCAGAATTGAGAATCACGATGGTTTCAGTTAATATGCACGGAACCTATTTTAGTTGGATGTTAAATAGTGGAATCTATCCCAACTTGGACGGATTTTCAGTAAACAAACTTGGCAAAACCGTATTCCTTACCCGTGAAGAAGCCGAGAAGAAGTTGGATGAGATAAAGAATGCATAGACATCAATGGATTAAATACCATCACCACAGAAGAGGATGGGTGTACAAATGTATTATTTGTGGAAAATTATGTAATGGAAGGTGAAAAAAAGTGGACGTTAAAGAAGCAAAAGATATATTATCCGATATGAGAGACCAGCATTTATGTTTCTTGGGAGATTCAGAAATCAAAGATGAATGGCAGAAGAACTATCTCAAAGAAGCATGGGCGTGTGATTCTGGAGCAAAGGCTCTTGCCGGATTAATCACAGGGATAAAGATTAATAAAGGTGTTATCGCAGAAAGTATTTTGCGCTACGGCAGAAATAATCAAACACGGTTTGCATGGAAGAATGCGCAGAGCTTATACAAGCAATCAGTAAGGAAAAACGTGGAAAAATAGACCGTGATAACATGATAGAAGAAATTGCAGATGTGTTGATCTGCATCGAAATGCTAAAGCAAATGTATATGATTTCCGATGAGAAAATTAATAGGTGGATTGAGAAGAAACAGGCGAGAGAAGTAGAAAGGATGGAAAAGAATGAATAAATGTTGCGCTAGTCAAGATGGAATATGTCGAAATGCCATTCTTTTTGGAACAAGATGCGATGGTTACAAAGAAAGATGCAGATTAAGACCAACTTATAACACTATCGAACAAACAGTGAAGAATTACCAGAACAATTTAAGAAAAATATTTGGAGCGGAGGATTAATCATGAATAAGAAAGAAATCGCAGAGATCAAGAAACAGTTTACACCAGCAAATTGTTCCATTACACGTATTTGTGGCTGTTATGTGGATGCAGAAAAGAATAAGAAAACTAAAATTAAAGAAGCATTCCTGTCTCTTCCAGAGGAAGAAATGTTTAAGTATTTTGACATTTTCAAGAAAACCATGTCTGGCAGACTTGGAAAAAACCTTATGAACCTTGATTTTCCATTATCACAGGAAAAAGAGGGTGGAACACAGGAATTTCTTATGCGGATTAGAGCAAGTAAGCTTAAAAATGACGAACTTTTGGACGAGTTATACGACAAAGTGATTGAAAATTACGATTATCACGAAAATTACTACATAGTTCTCATTCATGCAGTATATGACATTCCAGGAAAAGCTTCTGATGGAACCGAAATGCACGATGCATCAGAAGAAATTTATGAACACATTCTGTGCAGCATTTGTCCAGTAAATCTTTCAAAGGCTGGGCTTATCTATGATGTGGCTGAAAATAACATCAAAGACAGAATTCGTGATTGGGTAGTCTCAAGACCAGAAACAGGATTCTTATTCCCTGTATTCAATGACAGAAGCACTGATATTCATGGAACCTTGTATTTCAACAAAAACATAAAGAATATTCATCCCGACTTCATTGAAAACGTTCTTGGCGCACCAATTCCCCGTATACCCGGCAACGAGATCAATGTCTTTTCAGATTTTATTATGGACAATTTCGAAGGAAATACAACATTCAATTTCGCGGAAAGTCTGGTTGAATCTTTGCAGGAAGTAAGAGAACAGAAGAAAGACAGCCCGGAGATGGTAACCGTGTCATGTGATGAAATGGAACAGATTTTTGAATATTGCGGAGTTCCAGACGAGAAGTTGTCAGATTTCAAAGAAAACTGGGAAATGTATTTCAGCAATGAACCCGTTGCTCTTGACAATATTCATAATTCAAAAACTGCAAAAATTGTAACACCAGATGCAGCAATCTGCATCCAGCCAGATAAAATTGCTCTGATTGAACTGAAAGAAATAAACGGTGTTCCATCTCTTGTAATTCCGGTAAATGGAGAACTGAAAATCAATGGAATGGAAGTTGAATTAAAATAAACACTTTTGAAAAACCAGGAATTGGAGAAAGGAATTTTAGAATTGGCACAGAAACGAATGTTTACGATGAAAATTGTTGACAGTGACGCATTTTTGGATATGCCGGCAACAACGCAATGCTTATATTTCCATTTGAATATGAGGGCTGACGATGATGGATTTATTGGAAACCCAAAAAGGATAATGAAAATCACAGGAGCAAGCGAAGATGATCTGCGATTATTGATTGCAAAAAGGTTTGTTCTTACGTTTGAAGACGGTGTAATAGTAATCAAACACTGGCGAATGCATAACACATTGTCAAGAGATAGATACACGGAAACTTCATATATTGACGAAAAGAGGATGTTGCTTTTAAAAGAGAATGGAAGCTATTCATTAGCAAGCGGAAATGTTATTGACGATACCAAATTAATAGAGCGTTCAAACCGTCAGACGCACAATAGACGCAACAAAGACGCAACAAAGACGCACGCAGATAAAGATATAGGTTTAGATAAAGATATAGATATAGATAAAGAGAAAGATAATAAATTAATAGTATCTTTAGATACTATTTGTCAGACTGATGTCCGACGCGTCATCGAAGAATGGAACAAATTACAGGAAGTTGGCATCAATCCAATACGCGATATTAAACCATCATCAAAAAGATGTCAGTTACTCAAAGGGCGAATCCGTGAATACGGAATTGATGAAGTCCTTAGTGCAATCAACAACGTTCGCTACAGTGATTTTCTGCGAGGAGAGAATAACCGCGGATGGATGATAACATTTGACTGGTTCGTAAAGCCGAATAATTTTACAAAAGTTTTGGAAGGAAACTACAATGTTATAAAAGGAGGCGACATCAAGCATGGAACCGGTAGAACAGCTCAAGCGCATGTCAAACCGCTTATCCCATTCGATCAATGCGGAGGAAGCAAAATCTCAGATACTCCATTTGCAGACTGATTGTCCTGATTGTGGCGGTTCTGGTTGGATATGGTCAAGGGACGATAATGGCGTTCCATATTGTGAAGAATGCCATTGCGGAATCAGAAAGAAGATGATCATGCAGAACCAGCTGCAATTTGCTGAAATGCCGGATATGTACAAAGAATGCAGATTTTCAAATATGAAAAGCAGCGTGTATCAACTTCCAGAAAGTAAGGAAATATTCATACAGGCGGCAAAAGCTGTTAAATATTGGCTCGAAAATATCCAACAGATGCAGAAACAGGGAATTGGGCTGTACATATATTCAAATACTAAAGGTTCTGGAAAGACAAGGCTTGTATGTAGCATGGCAAATGAGATGATAGAAAAACATCAGAAATCGGTAAAATTCACAACATCCCTAAAAATTCTTGATGAGATAAAGTCAACATGGGGAGAACGAGGAAAAAACGCAGAGAATAAGCTGATTAGTGATTTGACTTACGCGGATATTTTGATTATTGACGATTTTGGTGCGGAATCTGGGAAAGATTGGATTAATGAAAAATTCTACGGAATCATCAATGGTCGGTATGTGGACAAGAAAACCACAATTTTCACCAGTAATTATCCTATTTCCCGATTGAAATATGATGACCGCATTACAAACAGAATTTTAGAGCGATCATTAGAAATCCCCTTTCCTGAAGAATCAGTCAGGGAACACATAGCGGATGCAATGAAACAGGAACTTATCAAAAAGATTCAAGGCGGTGAAAATGGAAAACAAGCGTAAACCGTGGAGAAAATTGACGCCACAAGAAATTCAGAATTTGACTAATCGTCAATGCACAGACTGCAAGTTCTATCCGAAATCAAACGGCACATCAGGGAAAATGCAACCGTGCGATTATATTTTTATGGTCGGCCATAGTCGAGGATGTGACCCAAGAGATTGCGTAAAAGAAGGCAAATTTGAATATGCAGCAACAAAGAAAAGGAGAAAAGCATGGAGGGCAAAGACGAAAAGTTAGATATCACGCCAGAACTGGTGCTTATATGTAGGAAAGTAATACGACAATACGCAAAAAAAATTGGTAGGCATGATTGCCACAAATGCATCATATATGCAGAATGCGAGCATGACTTTGCCAGATGCCCGGAATTATGGAAGGACATCAGCCTATGAGAAGAATCAGCGAAATGTACAAGCGTTCGGGCGGTACGAACTATGAACATCAATGCTTTGAATGCACGATGTTTAAAAACGCTAAAAGATGCAAATGCTTAAATTACGAACTGGATGCTGACTGGAATCCAAATTGGACAGCCTGCAAATTTTTTACAAAAGATGAAATAGAAGAAATACAAGGACAGATGAATATTTTTGATTTTGTGAAATGAGAGGTGAGCATATGGCAATTGTTACGATTGATGGGAAAGAAATTGACATCGAACAAATTGAACTGCCAGAAGAAATTATTAAAATCATAATTGAATGCTTAGGTTGACCGCAAAAATATTGTAGTGTAAAATGTGTCGTAACATGATATGTGCGGCACATTTCTACACAAAGGAGGAATAGTCATGGAATGTGTTGCGTATTTGCGTGTATCAACAGAAAAACAGGCCGAAGAGGGAAATGGATTAGACAGTCAGAAAAGAGATATTGAAAATTATTGCAGAAAAAATCAATTGATTATATCTGATTGGTACGAGGATGATGGCTTCACAGGTTCGAATATGAATCGTCCAGCATTGCAACGCTTAATTAATGATTGCTCAAAGAAAAAATTAAAATGTGTTGTAGCGTTTAAACTAGATCGATTATCAAGAAGCATGGTCGATGGAATATACTTAATTGAACGTGTATTCATACCTAATGGGGTGGATTTTAGATGCGTGCATGATAGTGTAAGCTACGACAGCCCAATGGAGCAAGCATACACTCAGATGATGGCAGTGTTTGCGCAACTTGACAAAAATACTATGCTGCTTAGAATGCGCGGTGGTATGCTGGAGAGAGTGAAACAGGGATATTGGATGGGAGGTGGCAACACCCCTTATTGCTATAGATATAGCAAAGAAGACGGAATCTTAGTTCCCATACCGGAACGCAAAGAAATGGCTTTGCGAGCTATGAATTTGTATATATCCGGTTATTCTGATGTTCGAATACAGAAATTGATAGGATTTAAAAGTGAGTTTGTTACACGACAGGTTCTTACCAGCCCTGTAAATATTGGCATGATTCCGTATAAAGGGAAACTATATAAGGGAAGACATGAACCAATTTTCGATATTAAAGTATTCGAATTAGCCCAGGAATTAAGAAAAACTCGTAAGCAAAGTAAAAGCTTCTGCGTTAATCACGAGAATCAGCTCTTGACGGGGCTGTGCTATTGCGGAGTGTGCGGATGCAAGATGAGATATCAGAAGTGGACTCATGGGAAGCATAAAATTTATTGCTATTCAAGGGATAACGGCATGTCGTACTTACCAAATTACAATCCGAATTGCAGCAATTCGCTTGAGTGGGCAGAAGATATTGAAAAGCAGGTTGAAGATGAGATTTTAAAGATTTCCCTCAATTTATCATCGCATAAGCCAAAAGAAAGAGAAAGCTGTCTGGACATTTTGAGTAAACAACTCCAAAAAGAGAAAACGAAGCTAAAACGTCTGTATGTTCTTTATGCTGAGGGAAATGATACGGTTCTGGAGATGATAAAAGAAACGGAATCCGGTATAGATGAGCTAAAACTAAAAATACAGAACGAGATGAAGAGCCCGGATAACTCACAGAAGAAAGAATTTGTATACGATAATATAAAAAAGCTTGCCGATGTGTGGGAACACATTGACAAGCAAAACAAAAACCGTATATTAAAAACTATAATATCAAAAATAATTATAGTCAATGGAAATATTGAAATACAGTTGAAGAAATTTTAGCACAAACTATATGCCATAGGAGTCGCATTATGTAAGTGCTAATAATGCCGCACGTATCATGTTAATAAATAACAGGAGGGTAACGATGATCTCACAAGGAATTAGTCATACCGCATATGATGTAATGAGAGAATACATGATTATAGGAGCAGAACTGGACGGAAAATATCAGATACCGATGTTAGATAGATACACAGGGCATCCGGGCGAAGATACTGTGGATTTCAAGGATAGCTTCAGCCCGAAGATTAAGAATCACCGCAAGCTGACAGTGAATTTCTACATCCACGACTACGAATTTGAAAAAATTTGGAATAATCCAGACAGATACCTGGAACATTTAAAATGTTTCCATAGCGTGATAGGCCCTGACTTTTCTATGGCAGTGGGAGAGAATGGAATGCCATTTGCAATGAATATCTATCAGAAGTACCGTAATCATGCATTGTCTCATTATCTCAGCATGAACGGAATTAAAGTTATTCCGAACGTAAGCATACCGCCAGAGTATTGCTATGACTGGGCTTTTGATGGTGTGCCAAAAAGAAGCACCGTAGCATGTTGCACCAATGGAAGAATTAAATCCAGAGCATCCAGAGAAGAATTCTGTATAGGCTTTAAAGAAATGGAAAGGCGCATAGAGCCACTGCGAGTTATCGTTGTAGGGAAAATACCACCTGAACTCAATACGGACGTGGACATCATCAATTTCAAGACCAGAAGTCAGAAGATCAAGGATAAGGAGGGAAAATATGGGGTATAGTACTGGAAACTCATTGAGAAAGAAATCGAAGACCAAAAAACAGGAAGAACGAGAACAGAGGATGAAGAGTGGAACCGCAATAAAGAAGAAAAGAAGCACTGGTAAAGTAGATCATCTAAATAAATTGAAATAATTTTACATTTTCTACAGTCCCAGAATAGATGCTATAAAAATATTTGTACAAAATTACAAATAAATAAAAATTATAAAACGACCCGTATCCATGGAAAAATGATTTTTTTCGTTCAAAATCCATGCTTCGGGCCTTTTTAAATGTCTGTGAAAATTAGCGCTCGTGAGGCTTCATAGTAAAGCGATGATACATCAAGGAATATACCCGCGGCAAAGCATGTCGCCATCCGATGCGCACGATCATACTAGAAACATTGTAATTAATTGCATAATTGCGCCTAAAATCAATTCGAACGGCATAAGCCTATACTTTATCGGGTGACGATATAAAACGGCTTAAAAACCAAAAATACAGCGTTACAGCACGAACAGGAACATAAACACACCTATAAATATATCTAGCAAGCCCGTAAACGTGTATAAAATCAATTTTATATTTACAGTCGATAAAATTCACATGTAAGCATATAAACAGCCGTAAAATGCCAAATAAGTGCTTGCAAGGATAACGAAACCGGCAAGAACTGCATAAGCTGGACGGACTGCCAGAAAAACAGCGTGTAAAAATGGTTCGCAAATAAGACCGCCCGAAGCGATCCGGAATAGATGCAGCCGTAGACCTGGACAGAAACCAATCCGGCATTTATCCACATTGACATATATAAACATAATACGCCCGTTATATTTTGCCGTCAATCCTTTTAATTGATTGCGTAAAACTTCCTAGAAATGATTTTATAGCCATATCCGGTAAAATGTACCATGAAGCAATTAAAAGCCGTTAAAAGGCAAATATAACAAAGCAACGCAAAGAAAACCGTTTCGCACGTCGTGAGCGTGCCGATGGCCTAAAGCCGTAAAGCGGTAAAAAATTAATTATAAATACTATCAAAAGCGGGTTTGTATTCCGGATGTAACAGCACAAAGTCAACAACTTTGTTATATGCCCGGCTGCCGTCCTTCGTTTCATGATATTCTAAGTTGAAAATATCATGCAACTTTTTCACCAGCTCATAAAAAGCACAAGTTTTTTCTTTTTCTTTTCGGTCATAGACTTTTATGCACATCGCATGATAATTGCATTCTACAACAAGGCTTTTGTGTCTGGATAACTTAGACCGGCACCAATACATAAGATCATGTTCACCTATTTCAAAATCAAACACATACCCGGTAAGACCGTACATATATTTTAATTCTGTATATTTTAAGTTGTATTTTTTAGCGAAAGATATATCTGTTTTGTTCATTTTTAGGCCCTCCAATTTAGGAAAACAGGCGGGAAAGCCCCGCCCGGAATTGTTTTATTTAGTTCAAACAAGCGTTTATTTTTTCTTTCAGATGCGGAAACGCTTCACAAATTTCTTGTACGCTGTCCGCGTAATAATCACCAACCATTTTACCGAAAATTCTAATATTACCAGAATAAAAACAGCCTAAATCATTAAACTGAATATCAAGTCCGGTTGCCTGTTCCTTTTTGTCGTTGTACCACATATCAATCTTGATCATGTTTTCTTATCCTCCTTAAATTTTTGTTAAAAGACCGCCGGAGAAATTAATTGATTTTTGTATCTGTCCAGATATTAAGGATTGAGCGAAAACAGTTTAATTCGTCAACCAGAAAACCGCCGTCATTAATATGAAATATTGCGCGTTCTCCATACTCTTTATTGATGTCCTGAACATAATTGTAAAATTCTTCGAACCGCTCTAAGCGGTCAAGATCAAGTATGTACCACTCGTGTTCACTCGGGAGCGTTTTTATAAAGTCCTCTGCATTTGCCGGATAAGCAAATAAACCAGCAACGCTTATTTTGCTTCTGCGGTCGTCTTGTGTACTGCGGTCGATCATTGTGAACACCGCCCAGTTAAGCTTGCTTAAATAATCTTTATTCATTTTGTCTTTCCTCCTGTTCTTTTGTTCTCTTCGTTGATATTATAATACTATAATTAAGCACTAATTACAATTGACATAATAGCCAAATTAAGCACTAATTATAAGAGGCGAATTGTGCAATTTTATTAAGCACTAAAATCATTGACAATTAAGCACATGTATATTATAATGAAACAAAATAAAGGAGGGATAAACATGGCAGAATTAACAGCAGAAGAAAAAGCGATAAAAAATAGAGAAGCAGTTAAGAAATGCATGAAAAATAAGGATAGAATTAATGTGATCTTACCGCAGGGAACACTTGACAGAATAAACGCATACGGACTAAAAACCAACGCTTTTGCGAGGGAATTAATTCTTGCAGAACTTGATAGAATGGACAAGATGAAAAAATAATAAATTAAGCACAAATTTCTATTGACAATTAAGCACTAATATTATATGATAAAGACAACAAAAGAAGAACACCCCAGACGGGGAAATATAGGAGGGTAAGAAATGCAGGAAATTTACAGGAGTTTCGAAGGAAAGCTCGGAGTTGATAATCAGAGCGGTTATATTATTTCTGAGCTGAAAGAAACATACCAGATTGAAAACTTTACTGTCTGGGGAAAATCTCAGAAAATACGAGTAAAAAAAGACCTGCTTCCGGTGGATGATTTCGGAAACGAGGAAAGAATTGCAGAGTTTTTTGTGGACGTCGAACATGGATGCCTCAAAGGATGCTCATATCAGTATAGAGGTACATGGTACAGTTATGACAAAATACTAGAGATTCAAAGGAAAAATCAAAGTAATAACTGGCAGGCATATGTATAAAATTAACGATTAAACAAGGGAGCAAGAGGATAATCACAAACAAGCCGGAATATTGGAACACAAAATAAGCCCTTTGGAAAATTCCAAGGGGCTTTTATAATGCTTTTTTGTGGCGGCTTTTAGGACAGGTACAGAACTGCCGCCGAAGTCCTAACATAATTATTCATAGCACAATACCGTCAAAAAGTCAACGACATTTTTTTACTTGACTTTTTGAAATCATTCTGTTATGTTCGATATAATGAAGCCGACGGAACTCAGGAAGGGGCAGGGCTGACAAAGCGGATCGTAACTGAATACGAAAAAAATATAGCCAGATCATGCCGGATCAGATACCGGAAGGTCTGGCTTTTTGTGTGTTCAAAATGCCCTATTATAATATTATATATATTAATATTATGGATTATGAATATCTATAATTATAGTTATTCCCTGTCCCTTCCTAAATTCCAGAGGCTGAGTTGATTAATATAATATTGTATATAGTATATATAATATACATAGATATAGTATATGCTGTTATATGAGATTGACTAAAAGTTTTAAATTAATAGTTGACAGAATAACAACTTGTATGTTAATACTGTTAATAGAGATACAGATACAGACCGAAAGCGAGAACGAACCGCTGGAGGACTGAACCGGTTAGCTACTGGACAACGAACCAGAGCCGACCGGCTTTTTTTTATTTATAATGATTTAATAGATTAACGTTATAAAGTGAGGCGATACAGTGAAAAATTCAAATACTATAACAACATCCCAAAATATAGAGGTATATGAAAACAAAATATGGTTATTGGTAGATGAATATATAAACACTGTATTATGCATACATCAAGAAGATTATGACAGTATAGAAAAGTATAAGAAAGATATAGCTAATAATCGTATTGATATGTTTTTTTATATTGCTGATCATATTGAAAAACCAAGCAATAATGACATAGAACTATTAGACAGTATATTTAATATATATATACGTGTATGTGGTAGATATGGTATATCACCTACTTTACAAATGTTTGGAATATTAGTTGGAATTAATAACATGACGTTTAGCGATTGGGCGAACGGAGACTACAGAACCGCCTCAACGCATGGCATAACGGTGAAAAAATGGAAAGAAACATGTGGAGCCTTTGCGTTGGATAAGCTACACAACCAGGATGGCACGAATGCCAACTTGATATTTGCTTGTAAAGTAGCTTACGGCATGGCGGAAACGGCACCAATTCCAGTAGGGCAGCAGCAGGGCATACCACAACAGACAGCACAGCAGATCGCAGATAAATACAAAGATGTTCTAGAGCTTCCAGAGATGGAAAAGCCGGAGCTATAACAATATGTTGTGCTTTCTGGGACTAGCGCACAATATATAGTAACATTCAATGTTCTTTTAGGGTGTACTCATAATGTACACATGTGGAAACGTGAAAAGTTGTGCAATATGACGAAGAAAAGCACAATAATTTTCCTTGGCTACTGCCGAAGGCATCCAAAAAAGCAACGTTAAGACCGGGACAACGGGAACCCATGGGGCAAAGGGTTGCCCGGTCAGCGTCACCAGGAACAGACCCGGGAGGGGGTGTATATAGATGCCCTGAACGGCCTAATGAGTGCCCCGACCGCCCCAAAATTTAAAAAACGCTCTTTTAACAACAATCCCTCAACATGGCAGAGATAGTGATTGCAACACGACAAGCGGTAAGCCTTAACCGTTTCTCTGCCAGATAAAAAGGCATAAAAAAAGAGAACCATTACGGTTCCCTTTTGAGATCGGCACTATTAAATTTCACAATAACATCCGGAATTGCTTCAACGGCAATCTGGCATCCAAGAAAATCCAGAATTGCAATAAGCTCATTTGCAGAAAGCGTTTCTCTGGAAAACTTGTTTGCAAGTGCTTGTGGCGAAGTACCTAGATGCTCAGCCACTTGAACATTTGTTATTTTCTTCAGCTTCATGATTTGCTTAACTTTTTGAGATACCATGACAACACCTCCTATCTACATAATAAACGCAAATGTTATAAAAATCAAATTAAATTCACTCAAACGTGTATTTCACTATTGATATAACACACTATATGGTGTATAATTAAACCATAAAGAAACGGGGGCGTGTATATATGAAGATAGGATATGCAAGAGTATCAACAGTTGACCAGAACGAAGCAAGACAGATGGAAGCATTGAGAGAAGAGGGAGTTGATAGAATTTACATGGATAAGAAATCCGGCAAAGACTTCAACCGTCCTGAGTACCAGAAGATGATTGCTTCTCTTCAAAAAGGTGATGTACTGGTAGTTCATTCGATTGACCGACTTGGAAGAAACTATGAAGAGATTATTACTGAATGGAGAAAAATCACAAAAGAGATTGAAGCAGATATTATTGTACAAGATATGCCATTGCTCAATACTTCACAGAACAAGGATTTGACGGGAACCCTGATCGCAGATATTGTTTTGCAGCTTCTTTCATATGTAGCACAAAGAGAAAGGGAAAATATCCGTCAGCGTCAGAAAGAAGGTATTGCAATTGCAAAGGCTCAGGGCAAGTACAAAGGACGTGCAAAGAAAGAGATTGGTAAAAAACTCTTTGAAGATACTAAAGCCAGATGGCAGAATGGTGAGATTACAAAAATTCAATTTGCTAAGATCATTGGAGTTTCCAGGGGAACATTATACAGAATCTTAGGGGAGGAAAAGGATGATTGATTTTACAAACAAGGCTATTACTACAAAGAGTGATTTAGAATCGGAACAGTTACTTAAAAAAGCTGTGGCACAAGGGTTTGGATTACCAAAAGGCGAAAAAGCTTTAATCGCTAACAGATTCTTTAGATTTATCGGAACTCCATATAAGCAGATTTTAATTCCAACAACGATAAGCCATGCAGAATTTGACCAGGCTATTTCTTACACGGATTTGTTTGGTGATCCTGAAACGGAATTAAGAAAAATTGTTGATTCAGCTACAAGATGGTGCAGAGCTTATGGATATGAGCATTTAAGCATATTTGCAAATGAGGGAATAGATAAATTTTCTGGCAAAGGACTTGCGAAAACTTCAGAAGGCATTATCCAGCGTGTTGATGCTGATGTGATGAAGCCAAGAAAGATTACTATTGCCGAGTTGGAAAAACAGCTTGGATGCCCGATTGAGATTGTTAGTTAAGGATACTGCCTATGAAAAAGCATAACCCACAGGGCGAATCCATCCGCATCCGGTTACCGTACCAGCTAGAACGAAAACTCATAGCTGAGAAGAACCGAACCGGCAAAAGTATATCACAAATCACAAGGGAAGCCCTGGCAGAATATTTTCGGAGAAGGTAGACGAATGTCGATATTCAAAAATTTTTTAAAATATAAAAAAGGCTTTTCTGTAGAATTTGACGTGCATCCGCTTGAAAAACCTTTAATGCATGACAAGGTATATGAATATCATCACAAGAAAGCTGTTCTTGAAAATGAAATGTTGTACGATACAGAAACGGCAAAAAGGATTTTTGCGGACGAATCAAGCTTGGAATATATCTCGTTTGGAGTAAGCACGCAAAGGGTTTATTTCTTAACTCCGAATAGGCATTGGTTTTCAGCTGAAGAGAGAATCGAAACTGAAAGTGGAATAACTGATGTTGGCGAATGCCGCATACAGGTTACTAAAACAATTTTTGTGTATAGCAATCTTCGAATAGAAAAAACACACAGGGTCAAAGATCTGATTGGCAAAAACGATTATGAATTGTACAAGAAATATTTTGGGGAGGTAGAGGAAGCATGAATAGTAACAAGAAAGTTTATTATGTGTACGTAGAAAACGGAAAAGCAGTTATTACAGAGGAAGCACCGGACTTCGATAAAGTTCACGATTACATGCTAATGAAAGCGGATGGAATCGAGCTTTTTATGGGAGTACATAAGAACCAGGACGATTTAATGCTCCCAGATGAACCGATTGATGTAGCAACGATGCTGATTAATGCCGAAGTAAGTGCTGATTTAGGGGATAAAGAACCATTAACTTGCCCGAAATACGGCACAAATCAGCTTAGAGAGATTGCAGAACATCTTCTGGCGTATTGCAAAGCACAGGAAAGGGGATTTAAAGATGCCTGTTGTGAAAATTATAAATCCGAGTCCGTATGATTGGAGAGGGACGCAGTGTTTTATTGATGGGAATAAAGTCCCAAGAGTAAAGTCTGTTGATTTCCATGTTGCTGTTGACGAGGTTCCGGCATTTGTATTCGAGATGATGGCAGAACCGGATATTGAAGTGGAGTGCTTGGCACAAATTAGTTTTACTTCTCAATCAATTACTGATGCAATTTCAGTTTTAAGACACGAACTGTTACAACACGGGGAAATTTACCGTGGATTCAAAGCAAGCCTAAAATCGGCTTTAGAGCGTTATAATTACTGTGGATTACCATTTGAGCCGGAAGAAGAAATTGCAGATAAGATACTTAATTTTATGATTGGAGAGGAAAAATGAGATTACCATTAACCATTATCGCAGTGGCAATTAATATTCTGATATTTACTACATTAGCTGCATTTTTAATGAGCCGGAATTACAAAGGCAATCAATTTTCCACAGCATTTTTCTTGCTGATGGAAGCAGGAATGATACTTAATACAGTTTTGATTTGCACAGCGAGGTAAAAATATGCTTTTAGCATTTCCAATGCAGATTATCCTGTTCATTATCGAAGAACGGGTTAATCATATAAGCAATGCGAAAGGATACGCTTGTCCCGTAGTGGAGCGGTATGCAAGCAAACGATCGAGATATCCGATTTAGCAAATATGACTCTACAAAAAAAGAGAACAACTTAGTTATTTAAACGCTGATTCTCCACATAAGTTGTGTTGCAATTGTAGAGCACATAATAAAAATATTATCACACACTCAATTCTTTCTCCTGCTTTTGTAATGGTGCGGAGTGGGAGAAAGATTCTAGGGCTATCGCCAAGTGGTAAGGCACAGCACTTTGACTGCTGTATTCGCGGGTTCGAATCCCACTAGCCCAGCTTGCTAGGTTGCGCATGTACCTGGCAATGGTTTATTTTACATAGACCCTCCGACGAAAACCCATCTAGCTCAACGGAGCTGATTAAAGGGGCTTCAAATGTCCCGGATGGGAATCCTCGTAAAAACGAGGTACTCTATTTAGCCATGACCTTTGTTGCGGCTGGTGGCAAAGAACCGCAACAGTAGAAGCAAATCAACTCAAAATCTGCAATCCGGGAGACTGCTTCTACTCAGGAAATTTAGTTCAGCGGTTAGAACGCCCGGCTCATAACCGGGAAGCCCTGAGTTCGAATCTCAGAATTTCCATTTCTTCCGTATGCTACCCATCCGTTTTATGGGCAGAAAAAACTTTCGGATGAGCGTATGTGAATCAGAATGAGCAAAGGTATGTAACGGCATAGGCTTGTGCTTGATCTGATTTCCCGTCCGATAAATGTTTCTTAGTTTCAATAAGCCATCACAAGCGCGCATTGATGACAAGGGAGTTTTCAAGAAACATAAAGTCAAAGGCATAATAATATCCGAAACAACTTCGTGGAGCATACCACGGTTACCAAAAAGCCGTCAGGTTGGCAAAAATACGATAGTCCAAGTTATGAAAAATTGCCTAGTGGAACGCATAACACGAAAAAATCATTGCTAACCCGGAACAATCTCCGGGTTCTGGGGGAATAATACCATAAGGGGCAGAGGGCTGATTAACAGTACCAGGGCGGTTCAACTCCGCATTCTCCCATTATCTCATCTGAATATGAGATATGAGGATGCTGTCCGAGATGTAAGAAACAGTCGGCTTGTGGATTGCCGGTACAAATACGCTGAAAATCCACACAAGGCAGGATAGAGAAGCGGAATCTCGCAAGGTTCATATCCTTGAGAACGGCGGTTCAAATCCGTCTCCTGCAATTAATTTGGTCGGAATTATGCTGTCTGTATACAGGCGGTCTATGATTCGGCTGAATTTATCTCATGAGAAAAGGTTATTGCTTATCCTGTTGTCTGGTGTCCGGACCGAAAAGCATGATGGAATGTAGCTCAGTGGTAGAGCAATGGCATTGTAAGCTATGTGTAGCAGGTTCGATTCCTGCCTTTCCGATTCCAGTGAAGTGCCATCACTGGAAGTGTGAATTTATTCATTTTATACTTACCTTTCTATGAATGGTTTCCAGTACTCCACGTTGGGTGGCTAGTTACGGTTCAAGTCCGTGTACTGGAATTTTTGTTTAGAGAGGTGGATTATGGAAGAAAAAGATTATTGTTGTACATGTAAATGGTACGCGACATACGAAGGCGTTTGCTGTAATGGTGACAGTGAACATTGCGCAGATTTTAGATGTCTTGATGATATCTGTGAATGTTGGGAGGGAGTAAAGAATGAAAATTCATGAAGTGATACGTCTGAGAAATGTATACGGTGGAGAAACAACTCTTAATGACCTTGTAAATCTAATACAAGGAAATAAAATTTATAGATGCCCGAAGTGCGGTGGAAGTGGAACTACTATCAAAAGAGTAAATTGTGCACAATACTGGGAGTGTTGCGATGATTACAAAGAAATAAAAGTCACTTGCGACTTATGTAACGGTGAGGGATACACCGAGAAAATATACAAGCCTAGAATGGTACAGGATGGATGGAAATGCGAATAGCAGGTAAAGAAATCAACGATGAATGTTCCAAGTGCGGAAATATTCTCGAATGCGAGTTGTTCCGTCAAGGACATGGAATAAAACAGGAACGTGAGAACATAGCAAAGATGATCAAGTGCCAGATGAAGCATAGGGAGGAAAGAGAAAAGAATGATTAAAATTTTAGTTCCTGGAACATTAAAAAGAATAAATTGCGGAAAATGCGGAGCAGTGTTGCAGTACGATGAAAAAGAAGATGTTAAAGAAGAATGCATAGAAAAAATGTTTTCTACAAATATGCCATCTGGACGTGGACGTAAGCAGAAATATATCATATGCCCACAGTGCAAGAATAAAATAGTTACGTGGTCTACAAGATAGGAGAAGATGCCATGATTAAGAAACTCTGCAATCTCTATATAAGACACAAGACAAAAAATCTCACGAGGATTCCATTGTTCACAATGACTTTTGACTGGAAGAAGTTTCAGAAAGACGGAAAAGAAAACAGTTGCATGTTATATACCTTGCATCCAGACATCGCAAAAGACCAATTTCTAAAAGAGAAATTATCTGAATGTGTAGATTATATCCGGGATAACTATGATATGGAAACGTTTACCAAAATCTAAGGGAGGCAGTTATGAGAATTGAAGACATGGCAACATGGACAGTAGATCAGTTGAAAGAAGAAGTTGTTCGTTTGGCCGATGAGAGAGAAACAAAGCAACATGAGATTTTAGACAAGGATAATAAAATCAACGAGCTTCAGGCTGAACTGGATAAAATGTGTGCTTATAACAATGAGTTAAAAAGACAGGTGGACGAAAAGGCAGATACGCCATTTTATGACGAATCTGTAGAAATTGCAAAATATCACAGGCAGCATCAGTCCGATTGCATCACAATCAATCAGCTTCAGACTGCATTGGACGTAATAGTTGACCGATATTATGCAAATCTAAGAAAGGTTCATGGGGTGAGTTGATATGGGCGAAAAAGACGAAAAACAGTACTTTCTTAAAAAGCCAGATGGTGAGTACTATCCGATTACCGAAATAGCAAACGTTCCAGAACACATACCACCTGATTATAATGACGATTTACCGAATTTCAGTGAATACGAATCATTCACTATAAATTTTAAAATGAATTCAAATACTAAGAAAAGATTATTCTGGACAATATTTGCACCGGATAAAATAAATCGAAATAATTTTAGAAAAAATCATGGAATTCCGATGATACGCAGAGTTGCAGGACGAAAAGGAGTAAGAAAATATAGATGAGCATCAAATCAGCATTTGAATCTGAGGGAATAGATTTTTCTCAGGTAATGAATCCGCCTGAGCCGTGGGACGGACGGGCATTAATAAAGAACATCAATGGCAAACTGTGGTATTGTTGTCCTTTTTGCGAGAAGAAAGCACTTCTGATTAGCCCAGAGACAAAAATTCAGCATCTTAAATTGAAATGCAAGGGTAGTAACTGCAAGAAAGAGTTTGAGGTGAATGTATGAAAAAATATGGTGTAGTAAACTATCCAATTAAGATTATTGATGAAAAAATCATTAATGCACTAGCTGACATTGAAGTACATCATGAAGAAGGCAGACGGATTATTTGGGTAGAATGCGTCGTGAATTACACTGATCTTCCGCAGGAATGCATTCTTGAAATTGGATATCTTAAAAGAAAATTCAAACTCATGCATACGGAATTTGTTGCATCAGAATCAGGTATTTATAAGTTGAAATTTATGTTTGAACGAGTAGAAGATATAAATAAAAAAGACGAGTGGTGGGATTCACTTAGAAGCATTGTGAGGTGAATGTATGAATCCAGTATTTATATTTCTAGTGATATGTGGAGCAGCAGCAGTATGGTTCCTGCTTTACAAATTATTTCAACCACTGGGTAAATTATTGAACCACATTGGCAGAAATGCTATTGATGAGTTAAATAAAGACGAAAGTCAAAAAAAGGAGGATAATAAATGAAGAAAGGACTTTTAGGTGGAATTGGATTAGCTGTTGTCATTGTCGCAGGACTTATATGTATTGCAAAATGCACAGTAAGAGTTCCGGCAGGATATATTGCAGTCGAGTATAAAATGAACGGAGGAATCTCTAAGAATGTACTTACACAGGGATGGCATGTGATTTCACCAACAGTAAAAACTTCACTGTATTCCGTTGGAATCGAGCAGTCTTATCTTACATCTGAGGATAAGGGTGATTCTCCAAAAGATGAAAGTTTCAAGACCCCAACGGCAGATGGAAAATCACTTCAAGTTGACCTTGAATTTTCTTATAAATTCGATCAGAGCAGAGTAACTGATGTATTTACTCAGTTCAAAGGTCAATCCGGGGAATCTGTGAAAAATACTTTTATTAAGCCTAAGATGAAAGCATGGACGCAGGAAGTAACTGCGAAATATCCAGTAACAGATGTTTTCGGTGATAAACGCCAGGAACTGAATGAAGCACTTGACGAATATCTTAAGCAGAAGTTTGAGCCATACGGAATTATTATTGATACAGTAAACTTTACTTCCATTTCCACTGATGATGAAACACAGGCTGCAATCCAAAAGAAGGTAAATGCACAGCAAGAATTAGAACTTGCTAACATTGAAGCTAAAACAGCCAAAGTACAAGCTGATAAAGATAAAGAAGTTGCACTGATTGCTGCTGAACAGGAAAAAGAAAAAGCAGCTATTCAGGCAGAACAAGCCAAAATTGATGCAGAAGGCAAATCTGAAGCGATTAAGATTAAAGCTGAAGCCGAAGCGGAAGCAAATAGAAAAATTGCAGAATCACTTACTCCTGAACTGATTGAAAAACAGAAAATTGACAAATGGAATGGTGAAGTTCCGAAGATTCAGGGAAGTAACACTTCTACCATCGTAGATACAAGAGATATGACAGCCGATGAGAATGCTGAATAATAAATAAATCAGTCAAAGAGCCACATGAGAGCCAGACGAAATTCTAAAAGAAGGGAGGTCTGGCTCTATTTTTATGTCAAAAATTACAGAAGGTTCGTTTGAATGGTATCGGGCAATTCTAAATCAAATAATTAATGGTGATATGACAGTCTATCAAAACCAGAAAGACTGCCTTGATCTGCTGTTAAATATGAATATTGACCTTCCTTTCAATGATAATCCAGATGCACGAAACATGGCAATGAAAGTCAGTCGGTACGCTCATACAGCTGCGGCAAGAAACGCGGCACTGACTGGAAGCGGTAATTTTGATGATATTTACTGGCAGTATTTACTGTTGGAATCCCCATGGGCGTTCGAGAGTTATTTGTTATACATGGAGAAGAATAGACCGGACAGCAAAAAGTTTTATATCCCAAGAAAGAAAACACTCCAAGTAGTCGCTCAAGATTTACAGGATTTGGAAGATAGGATAATTGAATTTTACGGTCTATCGTTACCAAGTCGTGTTGGTAAGAGTACTATGTGCATATTTTTTATGTCGTGGATAATGGGAAGACGACCAAACAGCCACAATGCAATGGGCGGTCACTCTGGAAAACTGGCCAAGGGTTTCTATGGTGAGCTTCTAAATCTCATAAGCACACAAGAATACACTTACAGTGAGATATTTCCAAAATCAAAATTGCAAAAGCAAAGTGCCGATGATTTTGAGATAAATTTGGACAAGCCAGACCGATTTGCTACAATGACTTGCCGCGGTATCGAGGGAACATGGACGGGTGCTGTTGATATTTCGTCTGATGGATATTTGTATGTGGATGACCTTGTTCGAGACAGGCAGCATTCTTTAAGCCCTACTCGTTTGGAGAATACCTATCAAGAGTATCTGAACAAAATGGTTGACCGTAAAATTGATGGGGCAAGAGAGTTGATGGTTGGAACAAGATGGAACCTGTACGACCCATTAGGCAAAATTGAAAAGCTCAATCGAGATAATCCATTGTATCGGTTCCGTAAGATTCCTGCCTTGAATGACGATGGTGAATCAAACTTTGAATATGATTATGGAGTTGGTTTTTCTACGAAGTATTATGTAGATATGAAAGCCAGACTTGATGCTAACGAATGGGAGGCTAAATATCAACAGAAACCATTCTTGCGTGAAGGAATCATGTTCGCAGAAGATGAACTAAGATATTACAATGGAATTCTTCCAGAGGGCGGATTTGTAAAGAACGTATCTGCTTGTGACGTTGCGTGGGGCGGTGGTGATAGTTTGTCCATGCCGGTTGGTGCGGAATTTGAAAACGGAGATGTATACATTTATGACTGGATTTTTAATACAGGTCCGAAGGAAGTCACACTTCCACTGGTTGTCGGAAGAATTATGGGAAATGAGATCCAATCTATCAATTTCGAAGCTAACAATGGTGGCGATATGTATGCTTATTATGTCAGCGGAAGACTAAAAGAACATGGATATGCTTGCAGCACTACCAGCACAAAAGCTCCATCAAAGCAAGCTAAAAAAGAAAAAATCAATCAGTACTCTGGAGATGTTAAAAGAAGATTCATATTTCTAGCACCTAAATACCAAAACAAGGAATATTCAAAAGCAATGGAACAGTTGACCACTTTTGTGTATATTGGCGACAACGATCACGACGATGCACCAGATGGTGTTACACAACTTATGATAACTCTGACTCAAAAACGATTTGCAGAAGTTACAGCAACTAAGAATTTTATGTGGGGAAGGAGATAGTATGGATATAAAGGAGTATCTGAATCAAATTCAACGATACGAAAAAATTATAAATAACAAACTGGAAGAAATCGAACACTTAAAATTGCTTGCTACTAGCATTAGTGCTTCGACGTATGGCATTGAACGCGTTCAAACTTCTGGAAGCCAAGATAAAATAGGCGATACAATTGCAAAATTGGTGGATGCGCAGCGAGAACTAGCTGACAATGTGGTAGAGCTTATGGAGAAAAAGCAGAAACTTATAGATGTTATAGAGTCTGTGGAAAATCCCCAGTATTATAATTTTTTGTATAAACGATACGTAGAGGGAAAAAAGCTAACTGTCATTGCAGATGAAATGGAATACAATGAAGAATATATTAAACAATTTCACGGGAAAGCAGTAAATTACGTAAAAGAAATGCTTAATTTCAAAAGTTAACACCTTTTCTTACTGAATATAACTTTCCGATTATGTATAATATATGATGAAAATGTATGAAGCATCGGGTGAAAACTCGGTGCTTTTTTCATGCTCAAAAACAGGAGGTATAGGCAGTGGGAAGAAACAAAAGCAATTTTGTTGACCTATGCCAAGGCGATTTTGGCAGAAAAACTGCCTACACTGGCGTAGCTCAAATTACTACCGAAAATGTTGTTCAAGTTCTATCTGATACGATTGGTACACATAATCGAAACAGAATGATGATTAATTATCTTTATCGGTACTACAAAGGCGACCAACCAATCTTATATCGGGAAAAGCTTGTGAGACCGGAAGTAAATAACAGAGTTGTCGAAAATCACGCTCTGGAAGTTGTCAAGTTTAAGGCAGGACAAATATATGGAGAACCTATTCAATATGTCTGCAAAAAGAAAAAAGCAGATAAAAAGATAAATGAGCAGGTCGACCTGCTGAATGATTATCTGGACGAAGCAAATGCGGATGCCCGAAATATTCAGCTTGGAATATACCAGAGTGCCGTAGGAACTGCATACAAAGCAATTCTACGAGAAGACGATTGGACAAAAGACCGTGATTTACCACCATTTAGAATTTTTATTCCGTATCCGGGAGATGTTTATATTGTTTATTCCAGAAACACAGGAAAAGCAATGCTATCTGTTCAAATATTGAAAGATGAAGAGAATCAGCAATATTACCTTTGCTATTCTTCAAATCAATATTTCAAGATAAAGAACGGACAAGTAACCGTCAGCGGCATTAATGGCTTTGGAGGAATCCCCATTGTTGAATATCCGAACAACCACGACCGCTTATCTGATGTCGAAATTGCAATTACAGCATTTGATGCGATCAACAAGTATCAGTCGGATAGATTAAACGGTGTTGAACAGTTTGTTCAAGCATTTATGAAATTCAAAAACTGTGAAATTGACGAGAATGAATTTTTGAAAATGGTCAAGCTAGGAGCAATATCTGTAAAAGATGCTGGAAACGGTGTTCAGTCAGATGTTGACTTGATGACTGCGGAATTAAACCAGTCGGAGAGCCAAGTTGCTAAAGACGACATTTACAATAATATGCTGATTGTGGAAGCAATGCCAAATCGCCAGAGTAATACCGGCGGTGATACCGGTAACGCAGTATATCTACGTAATGGATGGGATTTCGCAGAACGAGATGCAAAACTTGTCGAAGCGTTCACAAAAGAAGCGGAAAAAGCATCTGCCAGAATTATTCTCAGCATCATTCGCAAAACATCCAATGATATCAAGATTTCTACCAGAGATTTTGATGTCAAAATCACCAGAAACCCGACAGATAATATGCTTGTTAAAGCACAGGCACTTGATTATCTGTTCAAAAATAAAATTCATCCGCTTATTGCGCTGATTACTTGCGGATTATTCAGCGATCCGCAAAAGGTATATGAAATGAGTTTACCATATCTTGGAACTGTTTATCCTGAGCTGGCAAACCCAGACGCAGAAATGCAGAAAGCGCAAGAATTGATTAAAGATTTTAGTCAGAAATCAATTCGAAATCAATCAGCAACAATTTCTTCCACTGACGAAGAATAAACGTTTTTACATTAATTATTTAAGGAATCTTGGGAAACTGAGATTCCTTTTTTAATACTCAAAAATATTGCAACAGCCCGTGAGCGTAAATCGGGTGCAGGTCATATGCGGAGCGAACCGTGTGAAAAAAGTGTGATGATCTGGAAGAAAGGAGATTTCATGACAAGAGAACAGGCAAAACAAGTACTTATCGGTATGGGAATTGAGGAACCATCTGATGAACAGGTGACCAAATATCTTGATTCCGTCACAGGAGAAGTAAAAAAGGAAAAAGACAAAAACACTTCCCTTAAAGAAAAAGCTGATAAGGCAGAAGCACTGCAAAAAGAACTTGATGAGCTGAAACAGCAAAACATGACTGATGCAGAAAAAGCAGAACTTGAACGTCAGAAAGAAAAAGCTGCAAACGAGAAAAGAATTTCTGATCTTGAATCTGCGCTCGCAAATTCTCAGAAAGAAGCTCTGACAGGAAAAATCACTTCTATTTTTGCTAATGCAGGAATGCAAGGTGATGCCTACGTAAGAGCAATCAAAGCGTTTTCAAATATGGATGCCGAAGATGCGCTCAAAGAAGCTCAGGCTTTTGTTGATGGAATTTCCGAGGTAAATAAAACAACTCTCGATACTGCCAAGGCAGCTTGGGAAAAGGAAGTACTTGAAAATACTCCAAACCCAGGCGGTGGAACCAATGGCGGCAAAAAGGAAGAAAAGAGTAAAGCAGAAGAATATTTCGAAAAATACTTACCTTCCAAAGGAGCAGAAAGCAAAACAATCGGCACAAATGCCCCGGTTGATTATTTATAAGAAAAGGAGATTAAATTATGGCTTTTATGAAAACCGAGCAGTATAAGTCCACACCTAATATCCTTGAATCTGAGGTGGGATTAGTACTCAAAACTTACACAGCAGAACAGACAAATGCTGAAACAGTTGGAACTAAGAAAATTATCAAAGCAGGTTCTGTATATCCGACAAATGCAACAGACGCAATCGGCATTGTGTTTGAAGATGTTGATATGACAGATGATGCTAAAAGACCGATTTCTGTGATTGTTGCAGGTCGTGTTCTTGAAAAAAGACTCCCAGTAACAGTTGATGAAACAGCAAAAACTGAACTTGAGAAATCAGGAATCGTTTTTGTAACTACAGAAGACCCAGTATTTTAAGGAGGTATGACAGATGCCATATAATGTTTTAGATACTATCACAGAAGAAGAGAGACTTAAGTTTTCCCAAAATTTTCCAGTACCGAGTGCTGGCATTCTGGACGTAATTTTTCCAAATGTAAAAACCCAGTTCTGGAAAGCAGAATATTACAGATTGATGAGTGGGCAGAACCTTCCTAAAGTAGCTTATGTTCATGCCCTTGATACAGAAGCACATATCAGTTCCAGACCTGGATTTGAAAAAGTAATGACTGAAAAATTCCTGATTAAGGAGAAAAGCAATCTGTCTGAAAAATTACAGGAAGCTATCGAAAATGGTGTCCCGGACGATGAATCTCTTACAAAATATGTTTTTGATGATGCAACAAGACTTTTCAAGAACGTATTTGAAAGAACAAAAGTTATGAAAGGTCAAATTCTTTCCACCGGCAAACTCAATATTAATGAGAACAGGGTGAAAATGGAAGTTGATTTTGGCGTTCCCGCTGATGCAAAAGTAGATCTTTCTGACTGGTCTAAGCCTGTTGCTGACATCATGGGAGATATTCAGAAAATGGTAGCAGTTGCAGAAGATAAAGGATATGTAGTTAACAGAGCCGTTACTTCTAAGAAAATGATTGGATACATGAGAAACAACGAAGCAATGCAGACAGCAGTTTTAGGCGCGGCTAATAAGCGTCTTCTGACCAAACAGGAACTTGCAAATCTTCTCATGCAGGAATTTGACATTGAAGTTGCCACATGCGAAGGAAAATTCAATTACGATAAAGCAGATGGAACTCTTGGAGTTTCCAGATACTTCAAAGAAAACGTATTCACTCTTTATGCAGCAGAAGCAGATGGATCCTTCGGCGCAGGTCTGTGGGGACCAACACCGGACGAAAATGCTTACAAAGCATTTATCGAACAGGAAAATCGTTCCTTTGTTACTTTATCCATGTGGGCTACACCAGACCCAGTTGCTACATGGACTAAAGCATCTGGTTTATTTATTCCAGTAGCTTCAAAATCCAATGGTGGTCTTATCATTGGTACAAAGGGGGAATAAACGGGCATAGTCTTGATGAGAACAGCCAGTCACCATCTGTAGCGAGTGCAGATAATGTACCAACACACAAGTATACAGAAAGTGAGCTGTCTAATATGACTGTACCACAGTTAAGACAGCTCGCAAGTGATAATGGCTATGCCCTGACAGCAACTAATAAGGCTGGTATCATTTATGAAATATTATCTCAGCAGTAACGCAGAAAGAGGCGGTGAATTAAATGAATGAAGAACTTATGGAAGAATTATCACTTTATTTAGCAGATAATCCAGAATCTGAGTCCATACTCACTCTTTCTGTAAATCGGGCAATTCGTTCATTTAAAAATAAGCGAAATTACCCCTCTAGTTACACTGATGATAAAATCAAAAACGACATGAAAAAATGCTATGATTGTATTTTTGACTTGGCGCTTTACTTTCTGGTTAAACAGGGGGCAGAGTTCCAAGGATCACATTCTGAATCTTCTGTAAATAGAAGTTGGGAATCTGAAACCGAAATTTATATTAATCATGGTGTTTTTCCTTTTGCTGGAAGTTTGAGTTAAAAAAGATGGGATGGAACGCAATGTGTTTTTCCTCCCGGTACATTGCAGGGTTGCTCATTAAAGTAGGGAAAGAGCAAAAATCTTATAGGGAGTGAAAGAAAGGAAAAGCGATGGGATGTGAACATGAGTGCTTTAACAATCACCGCTTCGAAGAAATTGAAAAAAGTATTCATGATATGCAGGAAAAGCAGTCTGAAAGGCACAAAGAATTTTATTCAAGAATTAATAAGCTCGAACAGAAGACCGCCCTGTATAGCAATGACTTAGATCATATTAAAGAAACAGTCGATGAAATGAACAACAATTTAAAAATCCTCATGGCAGTCCCTGGCAAACGTTATGACACCATTATTGTATGCATTATAACGGCAGTCGTGGGAGCAGTTGTAGGATTTATGTTGAGCGGTGTATTTCCTATGTAACAAATTGATTCCACTTGTAAGGGAGGACGGTGGAGTTATATGAATTATGCAGATTTTTCAGAAGATGAAAGAAAATTTTACTTGCAAGAAGCAGGTTTTAATTCACGCGAAGAAAAATTATTTCGATTACGGGCTTATGGCGAAAAGACATTATGGGAAGCATCTGAATTAATGGAGTACAGCCCCAGAACCATAGACCGAATCAATAAAAAAATAAAACAGAAAATTACCAAAGTTGCCCCGATGTACATTCGGGGCTTTTCTTTGCATAATGGCGGAAATGTGGCGAAATAGTGACGTTCAAATACAGTGTTCCTTTCTATATAATATAATCATAGGAGAAAACGTAATGATTATATTAAGAAACCCTTACGAGGGTATATGGGAAAAGCATCGTTCTATAGATGATATGGATATGATTCTTGAATCCCGGACAGGAGGAACAGATTATGGCAGGTTATCCGTATTATCCGCAACAGCCAATGATGAGCAACCCTTACGGACAAATACAGCCGTATCAAGACAGGTTGGCACAATTACAGAATAACTATCAACAGGCAATGCCATATGGACAAATGCAGATGCAACAGTTACAGCCAGTTCCACAATCACCTATGCTTCAAGGGCAGATGGTTGATGGCATTGATACTGTAAAAGCAAAAGATGTAGATATGTCTGGAAATCCTGTTTATTATCCAAAAACAGATGGTACAGAAGTCTACAGGAAACAATTACAAGCAGACGGAAGAAGCAAAATTTTTGTTTACCGACTTGTCAATCCAGAAGCAGAGCAGCAACAGGAAGAACCAAAGCAGGTTGATCTAGTTGCTATGATTAATCAGCTTCGAAACGATGTTTGCTCTGAGATTTCTGAAATAAAAAACATGTTCCCGACACAAATGTCGGAGACATCGGTATCTAAGCAGAACGGAGGTAAGCAAAGATGAGTTTCAATCCTAATGCCATGATGAAAAAGCAATTTGAGAAAATGATTTCTCAGAGGTTCGGAAGTGTGGATAACATGATGAACGATATGAGTAAATTTGCAGGAAACAATCCGACATTGAAGAATGCGTTGGATTTATACAAAAAAGGTGATGCAGACCAGCTACATCAAATACAACAAAATGTATTCAATGAAAAACATTTATCTCCAGATGGAATTATCCAGAAATTCCTTGGATTATAACATTTCCCCATAATTGGGTGATTCAGAATCGCTACAATTTGGGACGACAGCCGCGGATGTCTCCTATTGTAAATAATATTTAAGGAGACTAAAAACATGATGAATGGTTCAAATTACAGTCTTAGTGACATTGCTGCCGCTACAGGCTCTAATAATCGCGCCAATGATATGTGGGGCGGTGATGGCTTTTCACTTATCTGGCTTGTCTTGATCTTTGCTATCTTTGGATGGGGAGGTTTTGGCGGCTGGGGCGGCGGCTTCGGTGGCAATGGTGCAAATGGTGCAGGTTTCCAAGGATGGGCTACACGTTCCGATATCAATGAGGGATTTGCTCTTAATGATATCCAGAATGGTATTAGAGGTATTCAGCAGGGTATCTGCGATAGCACATATGCTCTCAACAATACCATGCAGAGTGGATTTAATGGCATGAATGTTGGAATGCTCCAAGGCTTCAATGGAATTCAGCAGGCTATTAACGCTGATACTGTAGCAAACATGCAGAACACAAATGCATTACAGTCTCAATTAGCAAATTGTTGCTGTGAAACAAGAGAAGCTATCCAGGGTATCAACTACAACCTGGCAACCAACACTTGTGCTCTTCAAAACACAATGAACAACAATACCAGAGATATTCTGGACAATCAGAACAGCAATACAAGAGCAATCCTTGATTTCTTGACGAATGATAAGATTGCAACATTGCAGGCAGAGAACTCTGATCTGAAGCGTGCTGCATCTCAGGATCGCCAGTCCGCGCTGATTGTAACTGAAATGAATGCACAGACGCAGCGATTAATCAATTCAATCAATCCATCCCCGATTCCTGCATTTCAGGTACCGGCTCCGTATGCATACGCAGGATGCAACGGATATGGAAACAGTTGCTGCTAAGTAACTCGCCCTTAGAGGTTGACTAATTCTAAGAGGTGGGTTGCGGCTCACCTCTTATTTGATTGAGAGGTAGAAATATGAGTTGTAAAAATGTTTGTAAGCTCTGCAACCATCTTGTGATAAGCCAGTCTGTCGCATTCACTGGTGGGAATCTTGTGGTTACACTCCCGGCAGGCAGTTATTCCAATGGAGAAAAGTATTGCATTGTTATCGCACAAAGCATACCAGAAGCCACTACGATTACTGCTCCGGTAATGATTCAGATAGGAACAGGAACAACTTTGTATCCGCTAGAGAATCGTTGCTGTGCACAGGTTACAGCTTGTGGCGTAAGAACTAGAACAAAATACGCAACCAGAGTAGCTACAAGTGCAACTGGTGGAGTATTCAAGATGCTAGGAAACCCGGCTTGTAGTCCGAGTAATAATTTAACTGCAATTAATGGTACAGCCCCAACAACAGACACACCTGTTACACAGGCTGTTAGAAAGGGGGCACTGTAATGCATAAAGTTGCAATGGAAATGGGAAAATGGGCTATGGAAAAAGCCAAAACACATGGCTTCGACAATCTCAGTGCTCAAGACTGGGACGATCTGAAAGACTGCATGGAATCCGTAAAGTGTGCGATTTGTGCAGATAAAGATTACAGAATCGTAGAAGCTATGGACGAATGTGAACAGGAAGAGAAATATCTTGGACGCATGGGATATGACAGATATCGTTATGCAAACGGCAGATTTGCACCAAAAGGCAGAGGAAGCCGTATGGGATACAAGCCGTATCTGTACATGGAAGATGATGACTGGATGGACGAGTATCTGAACAATCCAGAGTTTGAACGTAATATGTACCGCATGGGTTATCATCCAGATCGTAGTGATATGAGAATGGATGGAATGAACCATAAGTAGTCCAGATATGGTGAAAGCTATGACAGATACAGCGAGAACCGCAGACATTACCATGATTCCAAAGATTCTGATTCCAAGCGTAAGATGGATGATTCTATGAAAGAATATACATCCGATATCGTCAGAAATCTTACAGAGATGTGGTCAGATGCAGATGCGACTCTTAGACAGTCGATGAAAACCGACTTAACTCGTCTGATACAGCAGATGAATTGAATATTAAATGAATTTTGCCCTTGTTACAGGAATGTAACAGGGGCTTTTTAATTAGGGAGATTGATGATGGAAAAATGTGTAATAAATGTTCTTGGAACGAATTACAGAATTATTCCAAAAGAACTTAAAAATGCAGATATTGACGGCCTTACAGATAATACTGCAAAGGAAATTGTTATCAGAACGGACAACGTAAATAACATTGGTGATTTTGACTTCTTACAGAAAAAGCAGTTGAGACACGAAATTATTCATGCATTCTTGTCGGAAAGTGGATTGCAGTGCAATTGGCAACATATGGAACAGTTCGGACATGATGAAACCACAGTTGATTGGTTTGCGATTCAATCTCCGAAGATTTTTGAAGTATTCAAAGAACTTGATTTAATATGAAAAGGATGGTGATAAACCATGCTAAGACAATTCTATATGAACGGAGACCTATGGAGGGTACAGTTCGTATCTCCGCACGACAGCGTGTTAATTGACCGCACAGGCGAAAGAACTCTTGCGGTATCGGATTATTCAACAATGACAATTTCGATTGCAAATAATCTGCGTGGGGAACTTCTGAACCGTGTGTTTATCCATGAGTTAGGGCATTGTGTGATGTTCAGTTATGGTTTATTGCCAAAACTTCACCGTATGGTCAAGAAACAGTATTGGGTGGATGCAGAGGAATTTGTGTGTAATATGCTTGCCGATTACGGATGCTTTGTAATTGGCGTTGCAAAAGATGTTTTAGGAAACCAATTTACTTATGTGTCCCCTGTTGGAGTAGAAAAAATGATTGCATAAATGAAAACCCTATTTTGCCGACTGTAAATGATGATGGCGTACTTATTTTCTAGGAGGTTAGAGAATGGCAGATTCTATTTTAAAAATACGCACACAAGACGGAGATAAACCCATAGGCTATCCGGGACTTGCAGATAAGCCCGTGTCTGATGAAACATTGTCCATACAGGGTGCGTTCGCAGATGCCAAAGCCGTAGGCGACAAATTCAAAGAAGTAAAGACAGAAACTGATTCGCTAAAGGAAGATTTAGGTGATATTGATTATATTGTATTTAAAGATAAAATAAATAAATTGACATTTAATTCTGAGGGTTCATCAAGCAATATAACTTTAAATGGTAATACAATAACATCAATAAATGCTACGAAGGAACAATACAAAGCCTTTATAAATACATCTCTGTTTGAAAAAGGTAAAAAATATATTGTTGTAATGAAGTTCCAAAATGATAGTAACACCAATATAACAGCATATGCCAATGCTTTTTCATATGCGTTTCAGAAATCAATAGGAAAAATACAAGGTCTTGGAGTTGGAAAGTCTGAAACATCAGTAATGCCATATACTGCGCAATCAGATATTAGAGGATTTTCTATATATTCAACTACTGAGAATGCATCATATACGGTTGATATTTATATTTATGATGTAACAGACAAAGATATCTCAAATATTGATTTTTCTGTTGGTGGAACAAAAATTAAAATTTTAAAATCTGATTTAGAAAAACCTTATTTGGGTAAAATATTATGCACCTATGGAGATAGCATTACTGCTCAACAGGCATGGCAAGATTATGTTCAGCAAGAACTGGGATTTTCTAAATATTATAATCATGGTGTTGGAGGGAGACGTTTGATGGCAATGGCTACAGATGAATGTCTTGCCGAAATCACGGAAGATTTTGATATCATACTTGTTATGGGGGGGACAAATGATTGGGCACAAGATAGAACAATAGGCACAGAAAATGATATTAACACAGATGACCAAACATTTACTGGAACATTCTATGGTGGACTAAATGCTCTGATGAAAAAATTAACAACAAAATACCCAACAAAAAGAATCGTTTTTATGACACAAACACCAACAAAAAATAGCAATGGTGAAAACTTCTTTTTGAAAAAAGGTAGTGCTGATGGGCTAAAAAATTCTAATGGTAACACAACTAGAGATTTTGCAAAAGCGACTTTAAATGCATGTGGGAATAATCATATTCCATGTATTGATTTAAATAGCTTGGTTGGTTGGAACGAAAACAATATTTCATCGTTTGTATTAAATGAAAATGATATGTTTTTTCATCCAACATCTATTGGTGGCAAAAGAATGGCAGAATGTATTTGTGGTTATCTTGAAACTATAAAATCTATCTAATCAACTAAAGAAGGCTTTAGTTAACTAATAAAAAATCAAAACATGTACCACGACTTTTATCAAAAGAGGTGATATATTATGCTTAGTCCTGAATATTTACGCCGGATAACAGAGGGTAGCGAACCACAATGTAGATTCTGAGATGGATAAATCTGAAGAAATGCAGAACGAAACTGAAATAAAATAAACAATCAACCATTTAGGAGAGAGCAGAAATGTTCTCCCTTTTTGCATTGGAGAAAGTATTATGAGAGGATTAAAAAGACAGAAACAGACCGTGTACTGGTCAAGAGTAACCGAAACACTTGATGGAATAGATACCGTACCGACATACAATCAGCCACAAAGTTTTAAGTTTTCCGTATCATCTACCGCAGGAACGCCAGAGGAAATATCAGCAGGAATCGTGCCGGATTACGACAGGTACATTACTTCCTTTAACCGTTCTTTCCATCCGCAAGAGGGAGATGTATTTTGGATTGATACTGTGCCACAGGTTGACGCACTGGGAAATCTGGTTCTGGAAGATGGTATTCCTACAACACCGCCAGATTATCGTTTGAAGAAAATCCTTGATACGCAAAGAGGAAATCTGGCTAGATATGGAATTAAAAAGATAGGTGCAGAAGAATGAGCGGACGAGTAATCAAATGCAATCTGAGCCAAAAATCTATTGGAAATGTAATCAAAGAATTGAAAGCATATCAAAACAGTCTTTGCGATAAAAATGAAGTATTTCTTAAAAGGCTTTGCGAATTGGGAATTCCTGTCATAGACGAAAATATTATGTTGGCACAGGGAGATTCTGATAAAAACCACAATACCTACATCAAAATCAACAGGTTCGGAAATTACGCGCAGGCAACTCTTGTGTGCGAAGGCTCTGGACTTTTGTTCATAGAATTCGGTGCTGGTATTTCGTACAACACTCCGGCAGGAACAAGTCCCCATCCAAAAGGAGAAGAATTTGGTTACACAATCGGTTCTTACGGACAAGGCAAAGGAAAAAACGAATCGTGGGTATATGTAGCAGATTCTGGCGAATGGGTACGTTCTTACGGTACGGAGGCTACAATGCCCGTGTACAAAGCAAGCGTAGAAATTATGCAGAATGTCCGTAGAATCGCAAAAGAAGTGTTTTCTGCATAAAAACATAGCACCTTTTCTTACTGAATATAACGTCTGTTTTATGTATACTGTAAGATATAAAAGCATCTACCGGAATGGTGGGTGCTTTTTCTATGCTCAAAATAAGGTGGTGACAGAGATGCCAGATGTAGTAAAAAATCCAGTTTCAGATGTATTTGAACGATGGAGAACAACTATTGAACCCGTTGTAGGAAAAGGGAACTTTTCTAATGACGAAAGTCAGACGGTAGCTTCAAACAAAAGGGCTTACGCACGTTTGTTCTTACTTGGAAATCCAACATCACGTGGCGACCTTGAGGGGGACGAGTGCGCGACAACGCCATCTTTCCAATCAGAATCCTATGCGACTGGTTCAAAAGCTTCTTCAAAAGCATATGAAATTGACGATGCTAGTCACAAGGCTATGGTTGGCATGGGGTTTCGTAGGATATACGGGCCCGTAAGACAAAATAATGCTGATAACAGCATAAAACGTGTTGTTAGCAGATATAGCCGGATATATACTGGCACATTACTCTAGGAAAGGAGTGAGAAAACATGGAACAGATTATGAATTACGTGAAACCGGAACTTCTTATTGTCGCGGTTGTACTGTACTTTATCGGAATGGGAATCAAAAAATCCGAAGTCATACCGGACAAATATATCCCGGCAATCCTTGGTGCTTTAGGCATTCTGATTTGTGGAATTTATGTTATTGCTACATGCGCTATATCTGGCGCACAGGAAATCGCAATGGCAATTTTTACCGCAATCACACAGGGAATCCTCGTTGCAGGACTTAGTAATTATGTAAATCAGATTGTAAAGCAGGCAAGCAAAGAAGACTAGAAGGAGGTGATCCTTTTATCTCCCGGTACAGGGTTACGTACTAGAACCAGAGCCGTTAAGGCTCTTTTTTATTGCAACAAATTATAGCCGAAAGGCAGAAAGGAGCCAAAATGGCACGATTAACTACACTTGGTGTGAAATTTTCATATGCCGTTGAAACCGTGAAAGGCACAAAACCTACCAAATTCACACAGCTGGAAGAAGCCTCTTCCATCGGCGGTATTTCTCTTGACACAGAACAGATTGACGTTTCTGCACTGGAAGATTATCTGACTCAGTATGCAGCTGGTAGACAGGATACAGGTGGTACTTGGGAGATTGAATTCATTATGGATCCAGACAAATCTGTTAAACAGATTAAGAAACTGTACGAAGATTCTAAGGCTGCAAAAACTACAGGATTGGCAACCTGGTTTCAGGTGTCGTTCCCGGATATGTCCGACGCATTCTTTGTTATTGCAGAATGCGGTCGCGAAATTCCAATGCCAGAAATTGCACAGAACGAAGCAGCAACCATGTCCATTTCTCTTATCATCAATACATATAAGGGACTGGATACCAAAATTGAGCCGACGGCGGCTGCTGAATAAGATATAAAACAGGGAGGATAATTCATGTTTAGTTTCTCAGTAAATGATAAAACATACAAAGTAAAATTTGGATACGGAGTGCTTACTCAGTCGGACATTCTTACACAGGTGTCTTCCATGGGGGCAATCACCAACCCGAAAGATATGATCAAAATGCTTCCAGAACTGATTCTGGCAGGACTGCAAAGAAAACACAAAGATGAATTCGGGTATGAAACCGAAGAAGAAAAGAAAGTTGCATATGAAAAGGTATGTGACCTTCTGGATGATTATGAAGATGAATCCACAGAGGAAAATCCTCATAATGGATTTACTCTATTTGAAAAAGCGAGTAAGGAGCTTGAGAAGAACGGTTTTTTATCCGGCATGCTGAAAGCGATGGAAGAAGCCGAGAAGAATCAGAAAGTAACCAAAATGCCACAGGATCACAAGAAGAAGAGCTGAGCTTTCCTGAGGTAGTCCATAAAAAACTACTTCCACTTTATTTGTCTATTGGCGTTTCTGAGGAAAAGTTTTGGGATTCCACACCGTATGATTTAGAACCATACATGGAAGCCTACAAATTAAAACAAAAAATGGCCGATTCGCAAGCATGGCAGTTCAACATGTACACGATGTGTGCAGTTCAGACTGCAGTTGCAAATGTGCTTATTGGCAAAAAGTCAAAGGCTGAATACCTTAAAGAACCATTTTCGCAAACAGCCGAAAAGCAAAAGCAAGAGGATGAAGAGAATCTTTCTGAAACAGAAAAGAAACGGCAACGTGACAGGTTGCTCATGACATTGCAACTCATGCAAGCAAATTTTGAGCTGAATCATGGTAATAATGACGAGGGCAGGCAGGATTAAAAGTCTTGTCTGCCCTTTATTTTTTTGATTAAAAGGAGGTGCTTTAATGGCCGATAATACCATAGATACCCTCAATATACAAATAGAGAGTAGCACAACTCAGGCGGTGCGGTCTATTAATAACCTTGTAAAAAAATTAGATACATTAAACACTGCTTTTGGAAATCTTGACATAAGCCGGTTAAATAATTTTTCCAATTCTTTAAAAAGTTTAGGTAGCGTGAATTTTAAAGCAAATGGATTGAATGCGGCTATAAACGCTATCAATCGTCTTGGAAAATCTGATTTCAGTCAGTTTGATACAGGGAAATTAGGCGAAATTCTTACCGAGATGCAGAAACTTGATGCTATTCCAGATGTTTCTCCGAGCGTTAGCCGGTTCACAACCGCTATAGCTAAACTTGCCGGTACAGGACAGTATATCGGCAATGTATCAAAGGAACTTCCGAATCTTGCGACAGGTTTAAATAATGCGGCTACTAAATTAGGCTCTATGAGCGAAGTATCAGCATCCACCAATGCTTTTATTACTTCTCTTGGAAAATTAGCTAGTGCAGGAGATAAAACCGGAAAGACTGCAAGTCAATTATCGACTCTCGCGCAAGAGGTTTTAAAGTTTTTTGACGTAATGAAAAGCGTACCAGATATCAGTTCGAGCACAATAAGAATGACAGAAGCTCTTGCAGTATTAGCATCGTCTGGAAGCAAAGTAGGGCGTGCCACAAGTAGCGTTTCGAATTCATTTAACACGCTTTCTTCGTTAGGTTCAAAAGCAAGTACTGTAATTAATGGGCTGACAAATGCTTTTCAAAAATTTGCTTCAAAAGCTATTTCTTTAGGCGGAAAAGCCGTATCTGCAATCGCAGGTATTGGAAATGCATCTTCTGAAGCTGGTGAAAAAATAAGAAGATTGTCAAATCCTCTGAGTTCGGTAACGAATAAGTTGAGTGCTCTTTACGCCAAAGGTTTTCTCGTAAAAAGAGCATTAGATGTTCTGACATCGCCAGTAGAATCCGCAATGAACTATGTAGAGACCCTGAACTATTTCAACTCTGCGTTCAATCAGGTGGCAGAAGGAATCAACACTGACGAATGGAAAAAAAGTGGCATAAAATCCGCTGAAGCATATGCAAATTCATTCCAGGAAAGGGCAAAACAGCTTTCACAGAAACTGACAGGATTCGAAATTTCAGATACTGGTGAACTGGCTAGAACCAATACCGCTAGTCTTGGACTTGACCCAGAAAAGACAATGCAGTATCAGGCAACATTTGCGCAGATGGCATCATCTATGGGAGATACATCAGAGACTGCATTAAAATTGTCTAATGCACTTACTATGATTGGTGCTGACCTTGCTTCTGTACGAAACATGGACTTCGAGGATGTATGGCAGGACATGGCATCTGGCTTGACTGGTATGAGCCGTGCAATGGACAAGTACGGCATCAATATCCGTAATGCTAATATGCAACAAGAATTATACAATCTGGGAATCGACACCAGCATATCAAAGTTATCTCAGGCAGATAAAACGATTTTGAGAACGATTATCTTGCTGAACAACTCTAAGTATGCATGGGCTGATTTATCAAACACGATCAATCAACCGGCAAATCAGATTCGTATGCTTCAATCTAACTTTGCATCCCTTGGTAGAACAATAGGTTCCTTATTCATTCCTATACTGCAAACAGTACTTCCATATATCAATGCAATAGTAATCGCAATACAAAGAATGTTCGCTTATATTGCAAAACTTCTTGGAATCAAACTGTCTAACTTTGTATCATCTACTGGCGGTATTTCTGTAGATACAAGTAACATTGCGGATGATATGGATAATGCTAGTGATTCTATTGATACTGCAAATAAGAATGCCAAAAAGCTCAAAAAAACATTGTCAGTTCTTTCATTTGATGAACTGAATCAGCTTAATGACAATTCTGATTCTGGTAGTACAAGTAATCCATCTTCTGGCTCTGGAAAAGGCGGTTTGGGGCATATCGGAGCACTTGATGCAGCTTTGGACGATGCTTTGTCTGCATATCAAAAAGCATGGGACGAAGCATTCAAGAAAATGTCCAACAGGGCAAATGAAATGGCAGATGCCATTGTAAATGCCTTTAAGAGAAAAGACTGGAAAGGCCTTGGAAAAATCATGGCTGATGGCATCAACTGGGGAATGCAAAAGCTTTATGATTTCATTAACTGGAATAACGTAGGCCCGTACATCACTAAATTCACCAGCGCATTCACCCAAACATTTAACAGTATGGTTGATAACATCAACTGGGATTTGATGGGACGTACTGTTGGTGCCGGTATGAATACTATTGTAAATACTGCAAACCAACTTCTGGAAGGAATCGACTGGAAGAACCTTGGTGCTAAATTTGCAAATGGTATTATGGGGCTTGTTCGTGAAGTTGACTGGACTAATCTTGGAAATTTGATTGGTAATAACTTTATGAAGAGCTGGCATATTTTCTATGGCTTTGTTTCAAATCTTAAATATGACGAAATCGGAATTAATATCGGAAATGCCCTTAATGGTGTATTTGAGAAAATTAATTTCACAGAAATTGCTAGTGCATTAACAACTGGAATAAACGGCGCATTTACAGCACTTGCAAGCTTCACAGCAACATTCAATTGGGATGACTTCACTCAAAATCTTGGCGATGGGATTTCCAAATTTATATCCGATATGCACTGGAAAGAGAATGGAAAGGCTCTCGGATACTTTCTTAGCCATTTATGCGATGCCCTGACAGATGCATTAACTCCTAATACATTCAGAAAGCTTGGAGAAGGCATTGGCGATTTTATCGGGCAACTTCCATGGGGAAAATTACTTGCAACAGCCGCTAAATTGCTTATAAGCGGATTTGGCGAAGCAATGTCTGGACTGTGGGAAAGTGGATTGTCCGGAAAGATCACAGCCGGTCTTACAACAGCTTTTGTTGCTGTAAAAATCGCAGATATCACAGGAATCGGAACACTTGTCGGAAAACTTATCGGTCATATCGGTGATAAAATCATGGCAAAAGAAAGCGCTGATATTATTGCCGAAAAATTATCCAGTATTCTTGGACAAGGAACATCCGAAGCAACACAAGTTCTTGACGGACTGGGCGAAGCGGCAGGAACATCTGGTGGGAAATTCGCTTCACTGGCAAAAGAGTTGGGACCATTGGTAGGTACAGCGGGATTAATTGTTGGTGTAGGTGCAGCGGCGGTTTATGCAACTTCTAAAATTGCCGGTATGGTAGAAAGTATGCAAGGCGGCAATGGAGTAGGAACCACATTTGGCAATACCATGGATAATTTCATTCAGACATTACAACAACGTGGCGACATAATATCTGGTTCTGCAACGGAAATTTGGAACTTGAAAGAATCTCTCGAAAAAGAAGGAATGACAGCAGAAGAGCAATCTGCGGCAACTCAGAAGATAATTGACAAACTCGGAGAAATGGGAGTGACATCAGATCAGGCAGAACAGGCATTTTCTTCTTTGTATCAGCAAGGACTTATCACGGATGATATGTTTGATATTCTATCAGAATCTATCAAAACATTAGGTGATAAATCAACGAATATGGCAGGTAGTCTCAATCTTAGCAAATACTCTGTTGATGAGCTGGCAGAAGTCCTTCCGAAGTTAACTACTCAGTTGGGATTAAATTCTGACCAACAGACTCAACTTAATACCGCATTATACGATATGCCTAATGCAAGTGGCACAGCTCAGGGAGCTTATGAAAACATCATGGCAACCGCAAAAGAAATGGGATTGAATACGGAATCTGTTGCAAAGATTTTTGCAGAAACATTCCCCGATGCAGTTCAGACCGCAAAAGAATCTGTGTCTAAGCAAACATCAGAAATTAGATGGAATACCACCAGAGATTTCAATGATGCGGCAGGTGCGGTAACAAAAGCTACTGGTCAGATGAAGAGTACTGCCATGAGCGATTATGAGGCAATTCATTCAAAAGCCACCGAATCTTCTCAGGGAGTCACTACGGCAACTGTAACGCAATGGGGAAGTTCTGCAAAAGAGGTTTCCAAGAACCTTGATTCAATGAAGCAAGCAGCCAACTTGAAACTGGGAGAAATGCAGAAAACTGTAGAATCCCATTTTTCATCACAGTATAATACTATAACCACCAAATGGCAGAAAGCGACAGAACGTATTGTTGGAAAAGGGCAGATTGTTGATTCTTTAGATTCTACACTTAGCAGAAAAGTTCCGTCTATGTCAAAATATTTCGATCAACTTTCAGGTAATATTTCAAAGAGTCTGAGTAGATTACATAGTGTCGGAGCAAATGCCGCAACCAGCCTGTATAATGGAATGAAATCCGTGAGAATGCCTACGCTTTCGTATTATATTTCTCAGTGGAAAACACATAGCCTTGGGAACGGCGGTACCAGTTCAACCCCTGTCTATAGTCCGAACTGGTATGCAAAAGGTGGTTTGTTCAAAAATGCATCTGTCATTGGTGTAGGCGAAGCAGGACAGGAAGCCGTTCTTCCTTTGGAAAATCGTAAAGCCATGAAATCCATTGCCGACAGTATCATGTCTGGATATGACGGCAACATGGGACTTACGAAAGATGAGATCATGGAAGCTGTTGAGCGTGGTGTAGTTACTGCTTTGATGAACAATGGTGGCTTTGGCGGTTCTTCGCCGGAGTACATCATGAACAGCATCAAAGTGAACGAGCGTGAACTGGCACGAATTGTCACAAAGGCTCAGAACAACACAGATTACCGCATGAATCCGTCCCCGGCATATTGATTTTACGGTATGGATGTGGTAATATAATAAATGCATAAACGTTAAGAAAAGAGCACACTAAAGATGAAACGAGGGAAAAACCTCACGATTCTTTTGTGTGCTCTTTTTTTGTTTGGTAAAACCAACAGGCTAACCCGACGGGGGACAAGCGGAAATGCCTTGCCGCCTGCCTGTTGATTTACATACATTTCAAGGCATCTTATATACGAAAGGCAGGTATTTTTTTATGGCAAAATCTTTTAACTACCGTAAATATTACAAAGACTATTATGGGATTGATTTCGACAGTAACTATGTAATCCACCATATTGACTTTGACAGAAGCAACAATGATATTAATAATTTAATTCTATTACCTTCGAAGTTACATAGTCGATATCACTTTTTATTAACTGGATTTAATTCTGATAAAAACAATAAAGGGATTGCAAGTCTTGATTTTAAAATCGTCTCAGAATGTGGGAGCATCCCTATGTTCGGAATAAACATGATGAAAAATTTATGTGAAACAATGGCAGAAATTGATAAATGGGTAAGAATAAAATCCGATATGGATAGAGCAAAATACAACAAAGAAGTGTATGGTATTTAATATGTGGTAAATTCAGTAGGCTAGGGTAGCTCCCGAAAATCTCACCTCCAAGAGATATGCCTACTGTTTTTATAAATTTGGAGGATTGAAAATGAATGGAGGTCATTTTATGGCAGTATTTAGAGTACACAAAACAAAGAATTATACGCTGATGAGTAATCATCATCTTAGAGATAAGGATTTGAGTTTAAAAGCAAAAGGGCTTTTATCTGTAATGTTTTCATTACCGGATTCTTGGAACTATTCTATTCCCGGGTTATGTGCAATTTTAAAGGAAAATGAAACGGCAGTGAAATCAACCATAAAAGAGTTAAAAGCAACAGGGTATCTTATTGTGGATAAGAAAAAGCCTTGCAAAGAAGAGGGACGATCTAAGTTTGAGTACATTTATAACATTTACGAAACTCCGCATGAGGTATCTGACAATAGCAATAATCAAGAGGCTTTTTTTCAAGGTATAGAAACCCTAGCCCTAGAAGTCCCAGAGGTAGAACATCACCCCCATAATAAAAGAACTGATATATCAACTACTGATAAATCAATTACTGATAAATCAATTACTGATACAGATAAAGACTGTACTTTATCAAGTACAGAGGAAAAGACTTTACCATCGTCTGGTAAAGGAGTAAAGACTTCTGCTCCTAATAATATTAAAAATATAAATATAAATAATATACCACCTAGAACGAAAGAGCAGAAGCAGGAACGGTACGCACATGCGAAAAATAATCGCTCTGTCGATTACAAAGACGAAGAACTACCGACAATCCTGTACAATGGATTTAATTCTCTGTACGGGGACAAAGAAGATATTTTGGAAGACCACGACATCTGCCTGACTATGGCATTAGTCAGCAACTTCTTTGAAAAATTCAAACAGTATCGGGGAGAACGACACCCGATGGTTTATGCCAATGATCTTGACCAGTTTCTGAGTATGATTCGAAATGCTGACTTGGATATGGTGAAAGACGGAATAGTCGAAGAAGACGAGGAGCCGCAATATTATCTGGACATGATGGACGAGTATTTCGGCTCTGACATTGGGAAAAACAACAATATGGACTGCGATTATCATATCTGGCTGTTCTTCACGGAGAAGACACAGAACATTTTGTATAACCGCGTGAAACAGAAACGGGAGGAATGAAAATATGCCAATAGACAGACCATTGTTTGAACCGGGGGACATAGTAAAACATTTCAAGAGAGAAACCGTCAGTGATTTGCGGAGCAATGATTACCTGTATAAGATTGTCGGCGAAGCAAAGCATACAGAGACAGACGAACCGCTGATAATTTACCGTGCTTTGTATGGAGAAAGAAAACTATATGCCAGACCACAAAAAATGTTTTACAGTTTGGTTGATAAAGAAAAATATCCAGATATTTCACAGAAGTACAGATTTGAAAAATATGAATGACAGATATTCATTGAATAAAACAGCCTAAAATCTATTTTAAATACAGAGGGCGATTATTTCCTCGCATAGATGCTTCAAATGGATTTTAGATGGAAAACGATACAGTAATTAATTAGAAAGTGAGAAAGAAATGAGTAGACTTGGAAAAGAAATGCCAGCAGAGTATTCAGACAGATTTGACGAACTGAGGCAAAATCGAGTAGAAGTCAGTTTTTACAAATACGGCACTGCAAAAGATAATTTCGACGAGAAATTGGTAAATGCCATAGAATCTCATGATATGTGCATTAAAAAATATAAAGAAACCGGTAACACGGAGTATCTTTGCGATGCTGCGAATTATTTGATGTTCGAATTTATGTATCCACAAATCGAAGGTGCTTATTTCAAAGCTACTGACAGTGGAGAAAGTGCCGGAGTAGCTGGAACACCAATTAATCAATTAAGGGAGAAATGGTAAAATGAAAAAATCGGGCAATTCTCATGGGGAATACGGATTATGAGACATTTTGCAAAGAACAAATCCGTTTAATGCAAAGCAAAATATAACTTTTTCTTACTGAATCTCACCTTGTATATGTGATAGAATAAAGAATCATAAAGCGTCTATCAGAGCGATAGGCGCTATTTTCGTGTAATTAAGCATCTTCTTTCGGGAAGGTGCTTTTTCTTTTATGAGGTGTTATATGGCAGAAATATTTTTAAAAGTAAACGGTGTCTCGATGCCTTGCCCGTCTTCCTACACATGGGGATTACAGGACGTATCAGCGGCAAAATCAGGAAGATCTGATGACTCTGTCATGCATAAAAACAGGGTAGCGCAAAAAAGGAAATTAGCTTTGCAGTGGAAAGGTAAAGATTGGGCTACTACAGCTAAGATTCTTCAAGCGTTCAATCCCGAGTACATCCAAATTACATATCCAGATATGATGTCTGGAAAATACGAAACCAGAACATTTTATGTTGGTGACAGGAGTGCGCCTGTTAAATGGTGGTGGCATGGAAACCAGAGAACAGAATCTATCAGTTTTGATGTGATTGAGAGGTAATGCATGAGAAAATTATCTAACAGATGGAAAGAAAAAGTCAAGAACGGAATGGACGTGCAGTACCTCAAGTATGCAGATATCACACTTACAGACGGAACTGTACTCAATCTGACCAGTGCCAATCTGTGGCAAAACGGAATGGAATTCGAAGATTCCGTATCTAATGATAGTAGCTTTGACATCGGTTCTGCAATCATCAATGTATTGAATCTTAGCATTAATAATTTTGACGGTGAGTACTCCGATTACGATTTTGAGGGAGCAGAAGTCATATGTTATGTTGGATTACAGATTGAAAATGAGGATACAAGTGAACTGTTAGATTCAGCTGGAGAACAAATACTGGATTCAACCGGTGATACAATCATAGTTCATAAAAATGCGGTTATTGAAAAAACACGTATTTGCACAGTGACAGTTATTGAACAGCCGGAAGACGAAACGGTGACCATAGACCTTACGTGCGAAGATAATATGCGGAAGTTTGACCGCAATTATTCCGACAGCAAATTGAAATATCCGGCAACAAGAGGGCAGATTGTACGAGATGCCTGCGAGGTATGTGGGGTTACTCTGCAAACTTTAAACTTCTATAGAGATGATTACATTGTGCAGAATCGTCCAAATGACGAAGCTTTAACATTTCGCCAGGTTCTACAGTGGGTTGCGCAGATTGGCTGTCAGTGGATGAGATGCGATGAATATGGCAGATTGTGCGTCAATTGGTACGGTTTTGTCAATGAAGAAGAACTTACAGTTGATGAACTTGGAGTATTAAAAACACAGGACGGAAGCAACGTTAATCTTAACTTCTCGAACTCAGATGGTGCGTTGTCGGCTGACAATGGTACGCTTCTTGAAAATGATGGGATTCTGAGGCTTTTTGCAACTGACGAAAAAGGTAACATTTCTGAAATAGAAACCACCTATGGTTTTACTCCGCATCATACAGATGTAGTAATCACAGGCGTGAAAGTAACTGAATACAGCGAATCCTCTTCTGATAATCCGCAAACTTACATGGTTGGTACAGAGGGATATGTACTTGGAATTTCTGGTAATAAATTAATTCGTGTTGGCGATGGCCAGACGATTGCTTCAATGATTGCCGAGAAATGCGTTGGCATGAGATTTAGACCATTTGAATCCGAGTGTCCTACAGATGTGGCTCTGGAAGCCGGAGATTCACTGATTATTGTGGATAGAAATGGGAAAATATACACATCGCTACTTACCACAACTACATTGAAACCGGGATCCGGTCAGAAGATAGCTTGTAATGCCAAAAGCGCTGCTAAAAATAGCAGCACCCAATATTCCCAGGCGACGCAGGCATTTGTTACTGCAAGAAATATGGTTAAGCAGGAAAAAACCGAGAGAGAAAAAGCTCTTGAAGAATTTGGAAAAAGAATTGATTCGGCCACTGGTGTATATACCACCGAAGAAATACAGGAAGATGGAAGCCGGATTTTTTATTTGCATGATAAGCCTACACTCGCTGAATCCAAAGCAATTTGGAAGATGACCTCCGAGGCGTGGGGCGTATCCACAGATGGTGGACAGACATGGAATGGTGGCATGACAGTTGATGGCGATACGATTGTAAGAATTTTGAACGCGGTTGGCGTTAATGCTGATTGGATTAATGCCGGTGCAATCATGGTCAAGGATTCTGATGGGAATATTCTCTTTTCTGTCGATATGGATACCAAAAAAGTAATAATCAGTGGTGATTCAGTTGTTATCGGTGGCAAAACAGCCACAAAAGCATTATCCGACAATCTTCAGGAGAGCAAAGATTATTCAGATGGTAAATTAGCTGATTACGCTGACACAGTAACAGGTTCATTGGCTGGATTACAAGCACAGATTGATGGACAGATTGAGTCCTTCTTCTATGATTACGAACCGTCTTTACAGAACAAACCGGCTTCTGAATGGACAAGCACAGAAGAACGCAAAAAGCACGAAGGTGATCTTTTTTACTGGAAGAGCACTGGCTACGCGTATCGGTTTATGCAGGACGGTGCAACATGGAAATGGCAGATGATTCAAGACAACGACATTTCCAAAGCACTTGCACAAGCTGAGAAAGCGCAAGATACCGCAGACGGCAAGAGAAGGACGTTTGTTATACAGCCTTCGCCGCCGTATGATATCGGAGATTTATGGTCTCAAGACGGCGGAGATATCCTCACTTGTGTTGTAGCAAGAGCAAAAGGAAGTGTGTATGCGTCATCTGACTGGAAGAAACTGAATAAATATACCGATGATACCACAGCAAACAAAGCCCTTGAAGCAGCAGCTCTTGCCAAAAACATGACTTTGCAGCTATCAAACGAAATGCAGACGATTACGGCTGATGCAGATGGCAATATCGCAGTATTTCCACAGGTATCTACCAAAGCTACTGTAATGTATGGCTCATCGGATATTACAGACGATTGTAGTTATACAATCACAAAATCCGACAGTATCACAGGCTCTTGGAGTGATGCAACACATATCTACAATGTTACTGGGCTATCGGCAGACAATGGATGGATAGACATCAGAGCAACATATCTCAGCAATCTGTCAGTAACAAAAAGATTCACGATTTCTAAGCAGAAAAAGGGAGAAGATGGAAAAGATGGTGAACCTGGTAGAACATACATGGTTGAGCCATCATGTAACGTCTTGAAACGTGGCTCTGACAAGACAATTAGTCCAAACTTTATAACATTTAAAGCGTATTATCGTGACGGAAAGTCAGCTACTAGAGTGCCTTATAAAGGCAGATTCGTTGTTGAAGAGACTGCTGACGGAAACACTTGGAATACCATTTATACTAGTTCAACCGATGAGGATACCGTGACACACTATTTGTATTCTATTTTGACAAATGGATCCGGTCAGACAGTAGCAAGTTCTAATGGTTCAACTGTCGGTATTCCGAGAGATGTGACAAATGTTAGATGTAAATTATATGCGTCCGGTGGAACTACAACATTGATGGATATGCAGAGTGTTGCGGTAGTGATTGATGTGGACAATCTGACACAATCGCAAATCGTAGAAATACTATCAAATGATGGTGCATGGAAAGGCCTGTACTACAAGAATGGTCAACTGTATATCAGCTTCAGTGCGGCACTTGGCGGTGAATTGACGTTGGGCGGCGAAAAGAATGGAAACGGTTATCTGAAAATTAAAGATGCCAATAATGCTGATAAAGGATTAATTGATCGCTCTGGATATGCTGTATTTACAAGCTACGAAGAAAATTCAAAGTACATGAAATATACAGGTGTACAGTTTTCAAGCGATGGAATATTCCCTGTTGATATCAAGAAGTTCTTTGACGATGAAGTAGATATTGAAATTGAAAATAGTGAAAATTGGGGAATCAGTTGGAATGATAACAGTCTAAACGTATATGCCACAGAGGTATCGGCTGACACTGGTACATTTGAAAATTTAACTGTTACTAATCCTGCATCTTTCGCAAAATCGCCAAAGATAGAAGACATGGAGTATACGACATCATCAAATACTGTTTGTTGGGATGGACGTACAGGATACAAACAGCTGATGCTGAAATCTTCATCCTCGAAACGCTATAAAGATATTGGAAACAATATTTCAGAGCAAGAAATTGAAGAATGGTACAATATCGAACCAACGTGGGCGAAATACAAAAAGGGATATCTAGTTAAAGGGGACGAGAATGAAGGAAGATATATCCCGATGTTTATTGCTGAGAATGTAGAAGCATTCTTTCCAGAAGCTACTCGGCATCAAAACGGACTTGTTGAGGACTGGAACGAGCGTATCATGATTCCAGCAATGTTTGCAATGATAAAAAGCCAGAAAGAACAGCTTGACCGACAGGAGAAACTAATTAATCAGCTCTATGAAAAGTTCAATATAGAAAAGGAGAATTAATATGGCAAAATTTAATGAATATCCCGTAAAAACAACACCAAAAGATGCAGATAAATTTATGCTTTACAGTGCGGAGGATGCGGCAAACAAGCTGATTGATTATGATAAGCTTGCTGATGCGGTACTCAATAAATTGACATCAAAGACCTTCGGACTGGATCAGGGAACGATGACGTTACCGTCCGTGCTTAACCAATTAAATAGTAACCGGTTAAAACCCTTTTATAAAGGTATGATCACCAATAGACTAGTTACTGTTCCTCTTGTTCCGGGACTTTATCTAGTTTCAACGTATCGTAGTGGAGGATACAAGATAAGTTCATTATCTATAGTTAATATTCAGATACAGGACGGTTCTTTTATCGAAACGCTTGTTAAAGGTGCGGATTACGACAACACCATTGAAATGAAATATACTGATAGCAACATTTCATTTCAATATAAGATTGACTTATCTGGTGGATGTACAATCGTTATATTCAAGTTGGCTTAA